CCATACATGAATATACTCTTAGAGTAATATAAGACTCACTTGTTACCATCAATCTTTAAAGTAATGATTCACATACTTGTGTCATAATATCTCTACGAAAACAAGATGAGTGTCTGAAAAGACTAAAGGAGATTCAAGAGTCTTGAGTCTCTACCTTGCGATATAATTATCGTATCAAAACAAAGGATATAAGATGTCAAAGATTAACCAATATACCGCCCAAGAGTTGGCAACGCGTTTTGCCTCATTAGTTGACGGAGTAGAAACTGTCGAGGTCCCGGATACAAGTGCTCGTGAAGAAGAACTGTCAAAGTTAACTAAGGCTCAGCTTGTAGAGTTGATCGTTAAGTCGGAGTCAAAGTCACCAGCCCGTGGTATTACAGTTCAGAGTGTCGCCAAAGCAATCTTGCAAGACGAAGAATGTATTGCCTGTAACTATGAAACTGTGGCTGAAGCCTGTCGTCTGCTAATCCCTGGCGCTAACACAAGTTCTAAGTCAATCGCCTCGTATGTGTCAAAGAAAAGAGACGACTGGCAGTTGCCTGATCGATTATTAATCCGTACGAGTAAGCATAAAGAGCCTGAAGTAGCCGAATAATATGGGGCTGCTCGCCGGGGTTCTCTACCCGATTCTATGGATATGGTCGGTCTACTGGGCGCTGCGTGGTGCCTGGGACATTGCCATTTGGCTGGAGCAGAGGCATCTCCTGAAGCGTGAGGCGGAAGAACAGCGCAAGAAAAAGCGCTAACTGAACACCGAGCGCTCAAATCAGCATTAATTAAACTTTGCTTAAAGTATATAGATTTATGAATCATACCAAAAATGAGCAGCGGTAGCGATTTTTCGAACGCACAGCGCAGCTATTTTTATTTTTTAATTTATCGAACACGCTACCGTGCACGCTATACCGTATGAATCAGAAATATATATACTTTAAGCCAGATTTAAGCAATGCCACTGTTATTGGCACACCCAACGAACATAAAACAACAAACATAAACATCTAACAACAACAAATTGGGCGTCGCCGAAAAACATTTGGCAGTTTTATAGTGATAGAGTAACTTACACATTTACTTATGTTATAATTACAGCATATAAGGAGCGACAAATGGCATACAAGATAATTAGACTCTATTTCAAAAAAGGTAGTAGAGTAATCAGTACCGGGTTAACATTAGAGGAGGCCCAAGCACATTGTGCAAATCTTAATGCGTCTAGTCAAACATGTACAGACGCTAAAGGAACAGCCCGAACTAGAAAACACGGACCTTGGTTCGATGGATACGAAAAGGAGTAAACTATGAACCGAGCATTAATTGAGCGCTATGTTTGCGCCACAACCAAAATGGAACAGGCGCTGGCAACAGCCCTAATTAAAACGTATGATAATCCATTGTATGATGAGCATCTACAATTCATCGAGGCGGATGCCTTACGCCTTATGCGTATACCTTATACACACGAAGTAATGGGTTTCTATTCCTATAATTCAAGGCTATCAAATACTTTCGTGTTAAAGGAAGGACAAGACTGGTGTGAGGCCACAGTAAATGTTTACGGCGGTGCTGTTTATTCTGAGAAAATTCATGATGGGGCTATAAGTCTCTTTATGATCGCTACCCAAGTAGGAGGATTCTAATGGAGCTCAAGGTTGATCTGGCTAAACTTCCAGCAGTAATTCGTCGGGATATATTATTATATCCTAATACAACAGAGGACATTACAGTATCTGATGCTATACTAGCATACTGTGAAGTACATAACATTAAAGTTGCCCATGTCATTGCCATTATGGAAATACTCAAGCCGGCTAACCAAGTAAAACTCTAAGCAAGGAAAAAAGATGAAAACATATTTCGTACGCTCGACTCATATCATCAGTGAAGATGACTTTGAGCAAGGTGAAGGTGCCCAAGTTAACTGGTATAAAGAGAGTAGGACTATCGAGGCCAATGACCCAGGTGATGCCATACACAAGTACTTTTCTAATGTCCTCTACTACAAGTTTGACATGGCCTTTTCAGTAGTGGATGGCGATACCCTTTTCTATGATGTAATGGTCGATGATGACAATGCTGAGGCCAGTGATGCTGAACTCCTAAAATGGAAGTCTAACCAGATGAAACTCTATGTCAATCGTATAGAAGTCCAAGTGACAGAGAATATTCCCTTAGACCTATCTTCACTAGAAGGAGTAGTCCAATGAATGAAGTCAAAAGTAATGACGTTAAGAAAGGCACAGTCCTACGACTCACAGGTGGCCGAGAAGCCGAGATGTATGATAACATGCGTGGAGGTCTCCGTATGGTCCGTGTATTAGGAGTCAATGGCTACTTCGATGAAATAGGCTCAGTCTATGTTAGTGAGATACTGTATGCCAAAGTAGCCGATGACTGGTATAGGGTAGTAAGGTGATAAAATGTTTGATGATATGATGATGACTGAAGATGCCTGGAATGACCAGTATTATGACCCAGAGCTTTATTGGAAAGGTAAGGAAGGGCTAATAGCCTTCTCCTCAATGCCCTGCCGGTATGCCCTTAATGTAGCTAAGATGCTAGAACGTAAAGGTAAAAATAATCCTAAGGGTCTTACAGCCCGTCTTCAAGAGATTGCTGACTTCGACCCATTTAGCTAGCACAAGTAATGAGTGTAGAACTCGTGGTATAATTATAAGAACAAATAAGGAGGCTGAGATGTTACGTTGGACTGAAAAAAATTATGGGGCTGATGCTGACGGGAACCGTGGTATCGATATCGAAATGATAGAGCTAGAGCCATCGGACTTTGACGATGTACAAGACCAATTGATTGATATGTTTGGTGAAGACACGAGTGAGTGGCCAAATACAGCAACAGTCATCGTCGAGGGCGAAAGCTTTGAAGTAGACTGTAGAGACTACGTATGATTAAGTCATGGGCGCCGGTGACGCCAGAGCTACTTGCCTTTATCGTAAGTGATGGCAGACCATTGAGTCTTGCTCGTCGGCTTGTACCACATGCCACATTGAAAGACCAGTGGAAAGCAGTCATCTGTGTATACATGGTTAACAATATGAGTAAGACTTGCCCTATTGGGTATTTCTTATTCTCTGGCTTTATCCAGTTCTCTACCAATACTGATCTAGAGAACAACTTTCAGCTTGCAGAGTACGTCTGGACAGCCTTTGAGGATAGAGACCTTGAGGCCACACTTCTAGCCTTGATATCAAGCCAAGTAGATAATGTTACTCAAGAGTTAGTATATCTATCAGAAATCTTAGAAATCTGGGCACAGCTATGACCTATCATTGTACAGTTAGCACTTCAAATCAAGTGTGGGTAGTTACAGCTGTAGGAGTAGCTCAAGCTAAGGCTATATGTCGTGAGCGGTATGGCTTCTGGCCAGATAATGTTGTTCAAGTAAGGCAGATACCCAAAGACGCCTATGCTCATGAGCAAAGTATGAATACAAACAATGACTAAAATACTATAGGAGCCAAATATGTTAAAGACCTCAATACTACTGTTAATCTCAATGACCTTTCTAGGGTGCCAAAATAAGCCAAGTCAACCGCCAATGGTATGTGAAGATTTTGGAGTGAGAAAAGCACTCACAGACTACACAGTCTATAAAGAAGATATTGTAGACTATGAGATGGGCTATGTATTCAGTAGAGAATCTTGTAAGCTTTTGGAAGAGTAATGTTCAGACCAAGCCAAGAGATAGTCACTATGGGTATAATGTCATTAGCCACTATCGCTCAGCATGTTCATGTTTATAAGAAGTTTCATGGGGTACAACCACCTTGGTATAAGGTCGATGGAAAACAGAGCTATGTTGATATTGATATTCTAATGAGGTATGATACTATTGAACACGCCAGCTACCACTACAATACAAATAGCCTATACTGGGTATTTAAAGACTGCTTAGGTGTTTCTCAATCTCAATTAGCAGCCTATATGGCCAAAGAAAGTAATAACTTTAAGTCTATGGATAGCTGGAGTATGTTTCTCTCTAGAGATATGTGGGGAGAACCAGCTAAAAGTAAGATATCTCATAGCTTGACAAAACACGTAGAGCTTACTATCTATGGCTCTAAGTTAGCAAATAATATTATCAAACTAAATAAGTCACAAGGGAATGACCTATTAACTTGTGATATAATATTGTTACCAAAGGAGCTTTATGATTAAAGTAATTCTATCTGTATGCGCTATTATGGCCCTTGGCTATATAGTTATGGAGCATAATAAAAGTACTCAGGTAAATGAGGAAGTAGTTGCCGTTGAGAAGGTTAATGTTACTAAGCAAGCCGAGACTAAAGCCCAAGAGTCTTACGCAGCCAAGGTTACTAGTGTAATGGAACTAGCCCGGACTAGAGAACAGGCAATGCACGTACTTAAGGCTGCTGAGGAGAGCAAAGTATCTTATAAGGTCCTAGCCGCACTCATTTACTCAGAGTCTGAGTTTAAGCCGTGTCATCATGCGAATAAAGACTGGGTCGGCTTAGCAGGTATTAATGCGCCGGTTTGGAAAGAGGAGTGCCCATACGACCCTTATACTGAGCGAGGTAATATTTACGCAGCTGCCTGGATACTATCCTATTACCTTAAAGAGTCCAAAGGTAACTACCTTGAAGCGTTAACTCATTATAAAGGCTACTCACCTATGGGTAGAACCTATGCTCAGCGTGTGCTAGCCATACGTTATAAGAACTTCTAAGGATTATCATGGAAACATTTAAACAGTGGGCTGCATTCATTATTATAATAGCCTCTATAGGTCTATCTATAGCTAACCTAGTATTAAGAGAATATGAGCTATTTGCTATTTGGGCATTAATCGGATATACTACAGTAAATAATGAAAAAATGCGTATAAGTATTCTACAGCCAGAATAATATCATTAAGGTTCTATGGACCCCACACGATCAGTAAACACACTTGAAAGGTAGCAAAATTGTTAGAAGTATTCGATATGGTAGCAGATTGGGATTGTAATTTTGTTTTCTCTAAAGATGAGATACTTCAATGGCGTAATAATGATTTTTATCTATTCCTACTTGGTCAACATATGGTACAAGGGTCAACAAATACGTTCTATAGAGAAGGCTGGAGAGACACACATTATTATAATGCAGGGAAAGATAAAGCCTTTAGAAAGATGAAGTCAAAAACAGTATTTGGCTCATTTACTAGAAGAGCCAATAAAAATATTAAAACCCCTACATCAAGAAGTGACTTAGATGTAGTCAAGACTAAAGTATTTTTTGAAGGCGTAGCCCACGAGGTATATATGCCAAAGTCCACTAAAAGAACTTTTATTCCAGAAGTTGGGATGAACTTTACAGTTGATGCTAGCATTCATCCTTACCACTTCTATATTAGACAGTCTAAGTTTATCTTTATCTGGAAGAGAGTACCAAATGGTAAGAGCTTTGACTTCACACCTCTACTCATGTATGGTAAAGGTGAATGGCCAGACGAGCTAAAGCATATCTATCTCTTATTTGACACAGCTAGAATATTAAGAGAAAATATTAGAGAATACCATTTTATAAACTTCATTATAAGGAAGAAACAGCGTTCACACGCTACATACTTAGACTGGGTTGAGTTTCAGTATATAATAAATAACTCAGGGGAGCTCTACTAATGACTTATAGAGTAGTTAAAGGCTCTTATCTTTCTGATGCAGAGATTGAAGCTAATTATATTGAAGCAGATATATCGGCTATTTTAGTCACACCTAAGCCTATTATATCAGGCATTATAATTAGTAATTTTAACCCTTTAGCGGGCTATTACTCTAGCACGTTTAACCCTATTATTAAGATAGCTACAGGAGAAGTTATAAATCTCCCTGGTGTAGGTTCTATTACAAGTCTAGAAAAAGGTAAAATCTTATCTAACTTAACCGCAGTTCAGTAGCATTATCAGCTGCAGATTTACTCGTTATTACTCAAGGATATAGCTTATGATTACAAAATATGTAACAAAAGGTAGCACATTAACTTATAATGAACTTGATGCTAACTTTAGATACTTTGAAGCACGGGGATATACTCCAGTATTTACAGGTAATTTATCTGGGACTACAGGACAAGCTATAACAGTTAACGCGGCTCTAGACCCCTTAGATACTGAAGATTCTATTATATACCCAAGCTCTATATCATTTACAATGCCTTCTTCTTCAGTACAGCTTAGCTTTATATACCATACACCTAATCAGCTCCCTATACCCTATATTGTAATAGTTACCTGGAGTGCATAATGCCATTAAATTTAAAATCAGTCTTAGATAGAGAATTGACCATAGTAGAAGCTGATGGTAACATGACTTTCTTAGAGAGCCAAATAACTGCCAAACCTACAGATACTACTATTGAGTACTGGAATTCAACTAGGGTACCTATAGTTTTAACTGTAGTAGCTCCTGAAGGCATAGCTATGTCTAAAATTGAAGCGACTAGAGTAAAGACTATAGCATATTCTCAAGGTAAGCGAGATAGCCTAGTTTTATCTACTCCAATAGTTAACTGGCAAGATTCAGCAGCGCTACAGGTGTATCAGCAGTCCCTACCTATAGGCTCTGGAGGAACTGGCTATGACCTAACTTATAACCTACCTACCCCTATGCAGTATTATATACTTAATTATCTAGAAGTAATGGCTACACCGATAACTGCTTATATAGGGTATTCAGGAACGCAGCTATTCCTTAATGCACCGGTAGCTATTCCTGAAGCAGCTGTATGGTTCGTATCAACCGCTACTAAGCTAGTTATATTATCCTTTACAACAACAACAGCTATTAATATATCTTTTTTAGAGACACAGACTACATCTAATTTTTCTGGAAAGCCATTGCTCTGGTCTTGGGCGTTTAGTGATTTAACTGAGCTTATAAACGCTAACCCATGGGTAGTAGGCTCAGCCACTGTATCTTATATCACTGGTAAGTATGGTAATGGCATGAGAATGACTGCTTATGGAGGTACAGGGCTACTTAGTACAAAAGCTACTGGGTTTACGGCTGGACAAGCTTATACAGTGAGCCTCTGGCTAAATGTATCTAACCTAACTCTTGATGGTATTAACTTCGCTATTGGAGAGTATAATAAAGGCGGAAATATAGAGATCTATGCAAACGCAGGTAAAATCTATATAACTATAAATAATAGGGCTACAACAACAGCTGTACTACAGACTATGGTATTAAATACTTGGTATTGTGTACAGCTTCTTATACCGACTGCTGGGGCTATGACATGCTATATAGATGGGGTTGATGAAGGTATAAATCTTACTAGACCTACATTTGTAAATACTAATAAGTTCCAGATAACAAGATTTCAGACTAATAAGACTGCTGAGTATGGGGCTATTGACTCTTGTCATATATTTAGTGGGTTACTAACCACAGCTGAGCTAGACGTTGTTAGACTAAATAGTGTTAAGTATACCTATAACTTTGCAGTCTCTCCTACAGTGTTTCCAACTGGAGATATCTACACTGGAATTGCCCCAGCGGTTCTTTGTAATGGAGTTGCCCCAGCTGTAAGCACGACTAGTTGGGCAGCTAATTTGCTTAGAGTTAACTATACTCAGGTAGTAACGCCTTCTAAGGATGCTAGTCCAGTAGTGGTAGTTAACACTACTAAAAATGCCTCTGCAGTAAAGACAGTTAGCTTAGGGATACGAACAGCGGTGCTAGTTTAGCAGCTACCATTAAATATTAAACATATATTAAAGCAATAATACGACCTAAAAGGAACATTAAATGGCCGCTATATCTACAGACGTTAAATTTTATAACGCATTAACAGCCACAGGTGGAGATATCAATACCGCCTCTGAGATTGTTACTAATGTACTCCATGCCTTAATACCTGCAGTCTCAGCTACAGAGTCAGAGTTAGGTGCTACTAAGTATAAAAAGTTCTATGTTAAGAATACTAATGGTGTAGACTCAATGCTAGCTTCTGTTATAGCTTTATCAGCTTTCACTTTAGGGGATGATAACTTTGAGCTAGGGGTCTCTACTGCAAACGCTACTACATCTTCAACTGAAACGTTCACTGGGATGAGATTCTACGGAGTAGCTCAAACAACCGGAGAGTTGAATAGAACTACAAAAGCTGTAGCTATTCAATTAGAAGACCCGACTAGAGCAACAGCCTTGTTTCAAGTAGCTGATAGGGTTACTTTTTATGACTCTACTTCTGGTGCAAAGCTAGCGTCTGCCACAATCGCAGCTATCACTTCTACAAACCTTACAGTAGTAGAAGACATACCAATAGGCATTATACTTAATAATACTTATGTATCCGCGAATATAGCGGCTGGTACTTTAGCTCCAGCTGCGTATAAAGGTATCTGGGTAAAACAAACAGTTAAAGCATACTCAGCGGAGCAGCTGAGTAATACTTCTAGGCTAACATTTTATTTTGACCCTGTATAATGTATTTTGAATTAGGGTATGTTGAAACCGGATATCAAGAAGAACTGCCTTTAGGGCAAGTAAACTTAAGGATACGTAGTTCTATACAGCCTAAGGTTCAAGCAAAAGCTATAGTCTTATTATATAATATATCAGGTATGTGGGCTGTTAGTAGTTTACAGGTTATTAGAGTCTTAGTATATAATACACTTATCACTAAGATTCAAACTAGTAATAGCTTACTATTTAATAAGACTAAATATTTTAGCCAGGTAGGTGCTAGTAGAATATTAAGCTATAATGTCGCTAACCCTAAAGTAGCGACTATTCTTAGTCAGATGCAGCTAGTCTACCAACTTACTAGCCCTATAAGTAAGCCTATACAACTTATGTATAATAAGGCTATAGGCTCAATTAACTCTAAGAGCTTGGGCGTAGCTTTTTCTAAATATAGCTATAATAGCCCTATACCCGCTATTGCCCCAGATGCTAATACTTTAACTCAAGTAGGTACTATAGCTATAACTGGAAAGTACTTTGCGCCACCACTATCCCAGCTTGATAGTAGTAGTATTTTATTCTATGTAAGCTTTAATGGGAACTATGTAGATAAGATAAACTATATAAGAGAAGCTTCTCCTGGAGAGTATACTACAGGGTTAACAGGGCAGCCCTATGCAGATAAGCTATTAGACTACCAGAGTATGTGCGGTTCTATGTTTATCCGTAAAGGCTGGCTATACTATGGAGGAGAGGTCAACCAAGGGTCAGGTATACCAATTTATAGGGCCTTTATACAACCTAATGGGGTATTAACTAATAGAGAAGCATTACCCTTATATAGTATCTATGGTTCTGCAGAAAGGTACTGGTATGTACCTCAAGTAGATTGTATGTTTCTTTTAATTAATGGTAATGTACAAAGGGTTGACTTTATAAATGACCAGATAACTAGCTATATAGCCGCTGGGTCTACTTATGGTAGGAGTTTTCCAGAGTTAATGGGTACGGGAAGAACAGCTATTTCTCCTGATGGAGCTAAAGCGGTTCTATTATACTTCTCCAAAGTTATAGTCTTTAACTTGAATCTAGCTACAAAGGCGTACTCTATAGCTATGGATAGCCAGTCAGTATATAGCCCTTCATTACCAGTTAGCTTTGATAATCAAACATTTACATTCATAGATATAAGCCCTGATAGTAAAGTAGCTTATATCATAGTAGGCAATAAGCTAGTAAGTATAGACTTAACAATAGATAGGGCACTAGTTACATACGAGGATAACCCTGGGATACTATCAACAGTAACCTTAGCTCAGTCATTAGACTTATCCTCAGGTTTAACAATAAAGGGTAAAACAACCCTATTTGATGCTTCTGGAAAGTTAATAAACTATTTAAACACTACTAGTAGTATAGGGGCTAATCCTAGGCTTAATAGTGTTAAGGGTCTTAGATATGCCCTATCAGCTGTAAAAGTCCACGCTGTAAATAAATTAAAGTATACTAGCTCACGTAAGATACAAGTAGTCTTAGCCCTAAGAAATAGTATAACCCAGAGTACCTCTACGTTTATCTATCACGTTAAACTACTTTATACAAAGAACTACACTAAAGTCCAGAAGAAGATAGACTTATCCTTTAATAAACAAGGTCTATGGATAACAAGAAACTTACTAGTCCTTTCTAGTAATAAAAGCATGATTTCTTATGGTATAGCCCTACTTTATAGGCTATATAAGTATTCATATGAGCACCTTAATATAGCCCTATTAAGCCATAAGTATAGCACAATAAGTAAGAGCTTAAGCATTAAATGGCAAAGCCGGCGTAATACGACAAATGTTCTAAATCTTAAGCAGGATAAAGCTAACCGTAGTGGTACATATATAACTCAGTCATATACAGAGGCAGTACCTACATGGCCTACATACCTAGATGGAAACTTACAATTCTGGGAACCACAGCCATTCGAATATTTAGATGGGAACTTAATGAATATAGAGGCTAATGAGTACTTTAACACTGAAGCTTCTACGTCTGAAGACTATAATGAAATAGACCCTTATGATTTCTCTGATGTTGATAACATAGGTGATGTAGTATTCCATGGAAAGATAGACTTAAGAGATATAGGTAATTATATAACTATAAATGGTATAATATTTAACCCTAATTTAAGATACCAAGTAATAGATAATATACAGATACTTAGGATAACAGAAGCCTATTATGTTTATACCATAGTTGATAGCTCTTCTTATGGAGATATACTACTAAAGCCAGCTCCACTAAAGCATAATGAAAACTATATTGGAGTGCTTAATGCTGAGACAACTTTTGTTCTTAACCTAGGCTATAATAGACAGTACCATATCCAGTCAATAACTAATACGACTGTCCAGTCTAGGTCTAACATAGTAGGTACTTGGCCTACTTATAACAGTAATCATAATATCTTACCTGAAGATTTTATAGCTATTTTACAGGGCTACGTAAGTGTTGCAGCTATAAAACTTCCAGTTATAGGAAACTTAAACGTAATTAGGGGAGGAGAAAATATATACTATGATGCTAATGGCTTCTATTACTTTGAAACACCTCCATTAAGTGAAGTTGAAGCTACCCCTATTGTATCATTTGCTAATGCTATAAATGGAGACTATAGTACTTCAGTATCTGTAGTAGCCTCAAGCTATGACCCTGGTGTATGGAAGCTTAATGGAGTAGCTATTGATATACTTTCTACAACAATAGTTCAGATTAAGGGAGCCTTAATAAACGCTACAATACCTGTGATAATTAAAAAGCGTGCAAGTATAGCCACAATATATACCACCAATAACTTTAATACTATAGAAATAGCTAGATCAGAAGCTAAGCTAGCAGGCAGAATCATTATTAATGGCATAGACTACTGGGCAACAATGGTATGGAAACACGAAGGGGTGTATAATATCACTTCTTACTCTTTAATAAGTGACCTTACAAAGTTGGCTACCAAAGAGCTTATAGTGGGTAAAGAGTTTAACAAGTATAGCTAAGCCTACTTGTAGTATAATAAAATTTCAGTTAACCAGAGGTGTAAAAATGTATGCAGGTATTCTCCTTAGAAGTCTTTCTCACGCAGCTTTTGCTACAGACCCACTAGTAACTAGAGAAGTAGTTATTAGTCCTTCAGCGCTAGGTGTAGCCATTAATAGAGGTTCTGGTGTAGAGACTTTCTGGTTAAACTATGCAGCTTTGTCTAAGATTGGTAAAGTGCTAGATGCTTCAGGAGCTTTACAGGTAGGGGTTAAAACTTCTGATCTACCTATTATTTTTGACGCAACTCTAGGAAATCCTGATTTATACATAGGGACTAGTTCGTTTACCTTAAAGGGAACTAATGTACTAACATTTGGGCTAAAAAAGATAAAGTCAATCAGTAATACTGAGATAGTATTCACGGATAATGGAACTGTAGAAGTCTTAACTACTGTAAATATTCCTAATCTCGCTCAGATTACAAAAGCTGGACCAGTTCTTAGCTCGCCCACTTCAATAAATGTTAGTATAACCCTAAGCACCCCGTCCGCTTATGTTATAGAGGCTGAGGACGGTACAACGTTAGCTACAGGTACAGCTGCTAATACAGGTGCACTTAACTCTGCTACATTTAGCTCAGCTAGAGCTTCTGGAGCTAGAGTATACGCGTATACAATAGATATCCATAAAAATAGATCTTTTAGATCATCAATCTTAATACCATAAAGGAACAAAAATGCCAAAAGATGAAGAGTTAGTACCAGTAGATAATACTGTACAAGTAGCGGATGAGGAAGTATCAACAAAAGATGCTTATGAGATGTTTATTGAGGGTCTTTCCCTTGTTGGTGAAAGCTTACAGCTTTTGAATACAAATAAGGATAACTTTCCAATTAAGTTGCTTATCAGTAAGCTTGTTAGCCGCCTTGGCCTAAATAATCCTGAGCTTCTTGAAGAGCTTACGATGATTCGCTTTGCAGTAGAAAACAAGGATTACTCCCTTGAAAAACTAACTGCCCAAATTATGGGTACAACTGCTGGCGAGTCAGATGCTAAAGCCAATTGATCTATGTCCTGAGAGTCTTCCTGACTCTCTAGCCTGTAATTCACGGTTTTGTCAGTATAGAAATAAAAAAGGTAACTGTTCATTAGATATTTCTATAATGCCAAAAGAGTATGAAGTAGAGGATATAGCTGATATAGTTCAGGTATCAAGACAGCGGATATGGCGAATAGTTGATACAGCTATGGCTAAACTAAGAAATACAGCTGGTAAAAGAGAAGATATATGATTTCTTTACCTCTAGATGATGCTAATTCAGACTTAGACTTTACAGAAGCTAAAGACCAAACTTGGCTTAATGAAAATAGCGCTAAAGAATTTACTACACTTGAGCAGATAGAAGCTCCAATGAGTGACTATGACGCTATATTTTCTCAAGCTATGGGTGATTTAGGTATTTTAGACTATGAAAAGCTATACCTAGTTGATTATGATGAGCCTTGTAAAAATTCTAAGGGTGCTCCAACAGACTGTACCTCCCCTGGGTGTGGAGCTTTCCTAGCTGAGCATTTATGTATTAATAATGTAGATTATTACTGGTATAACTTGACTGATAAAAAGGTTACTTTAATCTATTTTAACTATAAAGTGGAGACAGTTGAACTACTTAACTTATCTGAGGCTAGTATAAGGTTTTTCCTACAAGATGAAGCAGTACGAGTCCCTTCGAAGAATACTAACTGTACTTATACATTCAGTGATGGTAATTTTATTATTACAGGATATGATTTAACTAGAGAGAAACCAGGAACTAGAGTAGTAGGCCCATTAACTAAGATGTCAGATAACGGGGGTCTTTGGCGGTCTACCGATGGTACTCAGTGTAATACCTATAATTATTCATGGTCATACTCTGTATCATCAGCTGGTATGGGCTTTTGCCCTGGAGCTAACTATAATAGTACTGGGGCCTCTGATAGTACAGGGTATAACGCTTCTCTAGCTGCTATTTTAGGCTGTAATGGTGTGATAGTCCCTTCAGGGCCGACTGCACAATATCAATATTTCGTGGTTGATAGGTATGAAGTACAGCCAAGTTTTTGTAGCTCTATCTCAGGGCCAACTAAAATAGACTACTACCACTGGATAGATATATATTCTCAGTATACAAGCTGGCAGAATGAAACCTATACTGAGTGCTGTGATGGCGCTACTAAACCTTGTGTGTAAAGGAAAATAATGGCCTGTTTAGATTGTAACACATATAAGAATATTCCGCTAATCTTACCGCCTACTTGTGCACAATATACGTTGCTAGAGGCTAGGCTTAATAATGTATTAATATATAAGTATCATATATTTAGCGATGAATGGATATACCTATACGATATAGCTACCGCCAAGCACGGTATTGCTGCAAATTTTTTCAATCCTAGCTATAGCATCGCTGAAAGTCACTTTGGTACTCCTAGAGTTATTTGTTGGCTATATTCTAAAGGGGTCAGTGAACTAGTAGTATATGTAACTACAAATATACTTACAATTAGGATATCCACAGACATAAGTGAAATAGGTATATCTATAGACGCTCAAGTTAAAAAGTATAATTTCACTACGGCTCTTTGTGACGCTGCTACTGAAGTTACTGAGAATATGTTTGACATAATAGGCCCATTTATGGAAGACTATTATGGTGCTCCTAACTATACTGGTGGGTACACTCCACCTCCAAATGGCTCTTGGGTAGGGCCAAATAATCTGTGGCATCCCACTTATAAGGAAGCAGTTGACGACTATTATGAGCAGTATTATAATTTTAGACGCTGGTACACATATATTCCTAACTCAACATCGCTAGACGCAATAAAGGCTGGAGCAGACTATTGGACTGATGGGGGTTATACTGAAGTCTTTCCAATAAGTGACCATAGTGGTCAACAATTTATTATCTCTAATCTAGGGACTTCATATTTTGATACAAGGCAATACTTTGGTACTCAGACTTCAGAGAGCTATAGAGGGCGTATATCAAACCTTTAATTTAGTTCTAGTATAAGTTAAATTAAGAAAACTTGTGGTATAATTATACAAATCACAGGAGGTTCATAATGGAATTACAACAAGTAGAGTCATCAAACATCGCAGCTATCGGCTACAGTCAAGATGAGCAGCTTCTATATATTGAGTTTAAAAATGGTAGTACCTATAAGTACGCCCAAGTTGAGTTTGAAACTTATACAGAACTAATGGATGCAGAGAGTCACGGTAAGTACTTTCAAGCAAAAATTAGAGGGCATTATGAGTTTGATAAAATTAGTTAAACTCGGTAGTCAACAGACAAATGCCACTGCCCTCGGAGATATAGACACAGAAGAGTATGAGATATTCTTAGGGTTAAATTCCGTAGGCATAGTCGAGCTTGAAATGGATGAGCTACATGTGAGGGTATTTAATATCTTCATAGAAGAAGAGTATAGAGGCCAAGGCATCGCCAGCAGCCTATTAACTCAGCTTGATCGCATTGTCTTAGCTTTTAACCCAGTACCTGCAGCAGTAGGCTTCTGGCAGCGCCACGCGCACGAAATTTATTATTAGGGGTCCTTATGGATAAGATAGATGAGCTAAGACAGGTTATGCAGTTCAAAGCATTAACTAATGCAATGATGGGTAAGGATAACAAACGTCTTCCAAAGCCTTCACAATTTTGTAGCGCACGTGCTTGGGTGTATATTCATGCCAACGTTTGATTTTGTACGGGCTACTAAGAAAGCTACATTAGAGTCGTTACCTTTATTGGTAACTAATGAAGATCTTATCATTGAAGAAAAGTTTGATGGCTCGCGCTTTGGTGCAGAGATATTTGATGGCACTGTAAAGATAATTTCAAGAAATGGTATCGACAGAGCCACTAACGTTCCTTATATAGTAAAGGCATTGCTAGCGACATTTCCTAGTGGCACTATTCTAGATGGCGAAGTCATCCACCTAGATGAACCACATGTGACTCGTTGGGAAATGGCACGCTCAGTAATGGGTACAAATAACTATACACCAGGTTTAGCTGAAGCGCACTACGTAATTTACGATATTCAAATGCTTGCTGGGGAGTCATACAAAGAATTGGAATATAAAGCACGACGAAATATGCTTAAGTCTTTTTTCAAAAATACTGTAGAATTTGACACTACTATCGTAATGGGTCATTTAGCTATGCCACGAGCTTGGAAGCTTAGTAAGTTTCAAACATTATGGGACTATGTAGTCAGCTCCAATGGCGGAGAAGGTATTATGGTTAAGAACCTTACTGAGAAAGACTACGCAAAGTCATGGACTAAAGTGAAGAAAGCTTTCACAGTTGATGCCTTTGTAATAGGGATTGAAAAAGGTAAAGGTAAATATGAGGGCCAGCTCGGTTCACTTATCATTGCTCTTTACGATCATAATAAAAATATCCAAGAAATTGGTAAGTGTTCTGGTATGACTGATAAGCAGCGCCAAGACTTTACAGATAGAGCTATCGCTGGCACCCTCAAAGGTATGGTCTGTGAAGTTAGTGCTAATGAAGTTACTAAGAACTTGAAGCTCCGCCATCCTCAGTTCGTCCGTGAGAGAACTGATAAGCCAGCAGACCAGTGTACAATAATTACTCTAAATGAAATCGCAAGTAACATTTAGTTTACTTACGCTATAATACTAATATCAAAAAACATAAGGATACACAGATGAATAAATCACAGTTAGTGGTTCGGGCCACAGAATTAGGCGTAGCTATTGAAGCTAAAGATACAAAAGAAATTTTGTTGGAGAAAATCTCTGCACACTTGGAAGAAGCTGGTGATAAAGACGCTCTTGTTGCATTCTTAAATGAGAATGGGTTCACTATTGATGCTGAAGGTAACGTTGTTAAAATGAGCCGTCGTCGTACACTCGGTGAGAACCCACAAACAAAAGCGTTCTTGACAATTAAAGTTCTTCAAGATGACTCTCTTGAGCATTTGAGCTATGGCGAACTCGCTAAGTTCCTTTCTGAAACTGAAGGTGTTGATACAACAGCTAACTCAATCAGCTGGTACGCTAACTGGATGAAGCAGCGTTCAATGCCGGTTGTTGCTCGTAAAAAAGCGAAGAAAGAAAAAGCTGAAAAAGCTCCAGCTGAAGAAGCTGCTCCTGAAGTTGAAGGTTCAGACGAGGTTTAATCCTCTCTGTTCCACCTACTTATGTAGGTTTAGGCCTAACAGATTTTATCTCTCTGTTAGGTCGAATCGTGCATATTCGATCTCCTTCGATATAAAAGATCACTCAAAAAGACCTCCAAGTTATTGAGTACCCAAGACGACGTTTGCAATATGCTTCTAAGAGCGTAGTCGTTCACCTCCTGAACCGGTAGCGTATCGTTATTTACGGTATGCCACCGGTTTTTTATTATAGTATACAAAGTGAAATCACATTAAAGAAAAAAGGTAACCCTATGAATAAAATTATTGACCGTCAAGTTCACTTCCAGCAGACTTACGCTAAGGCGACAACTTTTGAGGTAATGTACAAAGCATTGATTGAAGAGTTGGGAGAGTTTACAGCCTCACTAGGTTTTCATGACTGGAAAGTCTCAGAAAGAGACGAAGATAATATGGTTGTTGAGTTGGTCGATATGACCATTTTTAGTATGAATTGTCTATACTACCGTCCAGAGCTACGAACAGGTAAAGCTCAGCCAGAGGCTACTTCTGATGACTTCATGTTCTTAACTTCTATGATTAAGTTAATCCATGAGCTACGTTTTGAGGACCTTATCGCTACAGTTATGCACAACTATCCTGCTGTTACTAAGATTATCATAGGTAAGCAGGCTCTAAATGTTCTTAGACAAGAAAATGGCTATGGCAATGGAACTTACTCCAAGATTTGGTCCGGTAAAGAAGATAACTATTATCTCAAAGATGTAATGGCCTACTGTAATGGCTATGAAGAAATCTACTCTAAATTGAAGGCATTATACAATGTACACAACTGAGCCAGCCTATACAATAGAGTTTATTGGAGCTATTTGTGGGTATAAAATAAATACCCTTTACAATCTATGTAATGACCTAAGTATCTCAGGAGTGAAAGGAAAAGTCCCAGGAAAACCTGGGAAGGCCTTATACTCTGAACTTGACATGAAAAAGATTCTTCTCTATCAAACCTTGTTAAAGAAGAATATGGCTAAAGCCAAAGCGTTACTAGAGGTTAAAAAAACATTGGGGGAATAGATGGGCTTAAAATACTACAAGAAAGATGGTAAGGCTAAATGGATATTAGCTGATGAACATAACCCTCCTACTGGTATGTATTTTGAGACTGTCCTGTCTATTGAGAGTAATCCTGAAGACCTAGAGACAAAACTTGATCAGAAGTATTTTGGACCTTTTTATATTGACATTGATAATGAAAGTATAGAAATAGCCTTAGATGACCTAAAGAAAGTAGTTAAGTACCTAGTAACTGGATATAACTTAAAGCCTGATTCAGACTTAAAAATATTTGCTACCGGTAAAAAAGGGTTTCATATCGAGCTTAATCCATTAGTGTTTATGGATAATAAGTTCAAAGCTTTACTACCTTATAGATATAAGTTAATGGCAGCATCCATTGGTAGAGCTACAGGCGTAGTTCTAGACATGGTTGTATACTCTGGTGGTAAAGGCCGTATGTGGCGTCTGCCTAATATCGAACGTGATAACGGCAACTATAAGGTAGAGCTAACATATACAGAAGTATTGACTGAAGGAATAGACTATGTAGCTCAGCTTTGTAGAGCTCCTAGACAAGTTACTAAACCGTTTGGAAAAGTAGCTCGTAATCCTTTAGCTGAGAGCTGGTTTAAAGCCTGTGATATAGTTATTCCTAAGTCTAAAGAGACAGTTGATACAAAAGTCTTGCAAGCTGCGAATATTCCAGACTGTATTTCTAGGCTTCGTGATCTAGATGGGGTTAATAGTCAGGCTAGATTTAATGGCTTAGTTCTTAATGCAGCTACTTATGGAGCTAGAATGAACTGGTCACCAGACCAAGCTCTTAAGTACTTTAAGCCTATGCTGGAGTATAATTCGTCTGTGTATAAAAGCCAAGATGATAAAGAAGACCACTTTAAAAATGTCTATGGCTTTGTCGTTGAGAATCCAGAGTATAAGTTTGACTGTGGATTTATTTGTAAAATTGTTGATGAACCAAGTTGTAAGGCTTGTCCTATTAAAGTAGGAGAAGACGCTGAGGAAATGGATGAGGAATTTGGTATCTTCATTAAGAATAATAGCTACTACTTACAGGCAGCTGAAGGTTCAAGAAGACTTACAGGTTTCACTATGAAGATCAAGCATGATATTAAGCATGATAGTGGTGAGATTCTATATGATATGGAGCTAGTTAATGCTAGAGGCAAGAAGAGAAACATCTCAGTACCAGAAGCTGCCTTTAACACTAAGAATGGCTTCACAAAATTTTTATCTCCAGACTTTCCAGTCTGGTGCTCAGAAAGAGAGTTAGCAATGATTGGTTGGTATTTAAGAAAGGAAGACCCTAAAGAACAGATAGGCAAAGATTTTATCGGTTTACACTGGGCTGATAAAGAGTGGCACTATGCAAATGATTCTGGTAGTGTTGCTTTAAGTGGCGTTATGGATAAGATTAAGGTTAATGCCAAGTCATTAACAATTGTTAATACTAAGCTTGATTTTGATTGGCCACAGCTCACACATGAAGAAGCTCAGAATATCGCTGATTCTATTATTGATTTCAATGTACCTCAGGTAGTTATTCCTTCTGTGGGTTGGTTCTTATCGTCATTCTTTAAGCCTCACTATGATAAGGTCTATAGTCAGTTTCCACTACTATTTTTCTTTGGTGAAGCAGGGGCAGGTAAGACGTCTACTGGGCTATTACTTAGAAGGTTTTTCGCTATGGCTGACTCAGCCTTGAAGTCTATTTCTGATGTTACACAGTTCTCTTTGATGGCTGCTTGTAATAGCTCAAATCTTATACCGCTAATCTTAGATGAGTATAAACCTATGATGATGAAAGAGACCCAGTCTCAGCTTGTTTCAAGACTAATTCGTGGTGCGTATAATTCATCTCGAGGAGAGCGGGGTACAGCTAATCAAGAGATTATACCATATTACTATAGAGCTCCTATTGTATTACTTGGTGAGCAATCTATCATTGAGACAGCTGTTCAACATCGGGTTATTGAAGTTCAGCTTACTCGTATGTATTTGACTGAAAAGCCAAATGCTAAGAAGCACTTAGATGCTTTAAAAGATATGAAGTTAGAAAGTCTTGGTAAAGAATTCTTAACATTTGCTATGTCTGTAAAGCCAGAAGAACTTAAGAGTAAATTTGAGGGCTATCACGCTGAGTATATTAAGTCTTTAAATCTCCCAGAAAGGCCTATATTTAACCATACAGTACTTAGAGTCACTTTTGACTACTTTATTGAGTTTATGGCTCTTAAAGGTGTTGATATTAAAGATAAGATACTAGACAGTATGAAAGACTATGAGAAGTTTATACAGCACGGTAACGCTGTTATTGATAGTATAATTAACAAGAATGACGTTATCAAGATTCTTGATATCATGAATCTATTATCTGATGTGCAGGCTAGTCCATATCCAGTATTACAGAATGTGCACTATGCCTATGATATACCTAAAGACCAACTATACATAGATGTAGAGACTGTATTCCCGCTATTCTCTAAGTATAATAAAGACTATCACTTAAGTCTATATGATATGGGTATGACATCATTTATCAAGATGCTACAAAAAGAAGGGTTCTGCGATTATATTAAGCGTGAAAATACTATTGGTAGTAAGACTAGACTAATAGCCTGTTTAAGTATTTCTAAGAGCCTAGAGTATAAAGTTAACCTATCTAATTTCATTCCAGAGTCTTCTAAGTAAGACTTATGGTATAATAAACAAAAAGAAATAATCATGACTGAATACATATTAGAGCCTTTTGAATACCAGATGGATGACGCAAAGTTTTTTATCCAGAATAAAAGAGGTGGAATTCTTCACGAGCCAGGTGTTGGTAAGACCTTCAGCGTATACATACTCTTAACTTATCTAGCTGAAAAGTTTGAGGGTCAGAGTATAGTTGTTATTCCACCTATTTTGTTTAACGAGTGGACTAGAAAGTTTGGAGAGTATTTTAAGTCTGATCGTAAAGTAGTGTGCTATAGAGGCACTCCTAATGAGCGTAAAGAAATACTTAAGACTCTTAAGTCTGCAGATATAGTTCTTGTATCTTACGCTATTATGGCTAAGGAGATTCAAGACCTTAAGGCTAATATGAATAACTTGATGGCTCTTGTAGCTGATGAGTATAAGTTCATTAAGTCTCCTAAGTCTAAGGCTTTTAAAGCTTTCCAAAAAGTAGCCTATAAAGTCCCTTACTTAGCGTTGATGAATGGTACACCAGTTGTAAAGTCGCCACTAGATTTATTTCCTCTAGTGCAACTGATTAATCCAAATATCTATGTTACAGAGAAAAATTTCTTAAGACACCACGCCAAGTATGCAAAAGACGCTACAGGTTTTCCAGTCATTATCGGTTGGAAGAACTTGGATAAGCTTAACGAGATTGTTGCTAAAACTTGTAGACGGAAGCTTAAGAAAGATGTCTTAGAGCTCCCAGAAAAGCAATTAATCATTAAGCAATTCAGTCTAGGAGAGAAGCATTACAAGAAGCTCAAAGAGTTTTGGGACCTAGGATTCTTAGAGCTAGGTATTGGTGAAGATGAATTTATCTTTGCTCAAGCTAGCGCGCTGCTTCATAAGGTAAGACAGGCTACAGTCTCACCTGAGATAGTCGGTGTTGATGAGAAGTCTGCCTATTTTGATATGCTTGATATAACTTTAGAGGAAATAGGAGATGAACAAGGTATATTATTTGCTCATTACCATACCACTTCTAATCTTATTAGAGACTATTTTGATTCTAGAGGCATTACCTACGGAATAGTAGACGGTAGAGTCTCTCCTAAAGATAAAGATAAAGCCATAGCTGACTTTAAGGAAGGCAAGGTTAAGTGGCTTATTGGTAATGCTAAGAGTATGGGTGTCGGTCTAGATCTTCAGCACTGCTTTAATGTAGTATTCTTTGAGCTTGACTATGAAGTAGATAATTTCTGGCAGGGTATGGACCGTGTCCATAGACCTGGCCAAACAAGAGAACCTAATATCTATGTACTGGTAGCTGAGAAGACACCAGCTGTAGCGCTATTAAAGAGTATCATGGAAAATGTAAACTATGTTTCAGAGATACTAAAAGGTAATCAAACACATACAAGCTTTTTTGAAGCATCTATCACTATAAAGGACCAGTTATCATGGAAGCTCTAACATTTGAACAAGTCACACTAATTGAGACTCATCTACATATACCTAAGATAAAGGCTAGACAGTATAGCAGTAGGAATATTCCATATGAAGACTTAGTACAGGAAGGTAATATTGGCCTAATTAAAGCGGCTAGACGATATGACCCATCATTTGGTACTAAGTTTTCTACCTATGCTAACTTCTGGTGTAAGCAAGCTATCATAGAAGCCTTAACTAATAAGTCTAGAACTATAAGACTTCCTAGCCATATAGTTAACTTTAAGCTCAAGATTTATAAGTACATTGATAAGTATCTACTAACACATGAACGCGAGCCAGAAGCTATATTAATAGCTACTGAACTTAGTATAGAGTTACATATAGTTGAACTAGTTCTTGGACTCAGTACAGAAAATATGTCTAACTATGAAAGTGAAGAGCAGCTAGACTTTGGAGCGAGCACTTTTGATACTACGCTTGATGATGTTATAGAAGATGAACGCTTTGAGATAGTCTTAGAATACATTAGAGGTCTTTCTAAGAAAGATCAGGTAGTATTAGGTCTAAAATTTGGCATCCTACATCGCTTATAAGCTAAGTGAATTAATTTCGTAACATATTATATTGTAAGTCTTTATTCATAAACTTGCGATATAATATAATTTTAAGAGACAATAGTATGTTTTACGGTGTCACCTTAGGGTGCCAACCAAAATATACACAATTAACAAGGATATACCATGGCTGAAGAAAAAGGCACACCCGTTGCTCGTAAGAGTGTTAAAGATTTAGATGTTTCAACTCCAGTTGAAGACGCAGTTATTGATATGAATGTTACAGGTGGAACAGCAGTAGCTGTCTCTCGTCCAGGCGCAAGTGAGCTTCAGTCTTTTAATGATGACTTTGAGGGTCTTGATTCTATCGGTTCATTCATGCCTTACTTTGTACTTGATGGTACTGAGTTGTTAAACAAGTCATCTGAGATGTCTTATAAAGATATTGAAGTTGTTCTATCTGGTGGTAAGAAAGTATGGCAGCTGTGGGATACACAGTCTAACTTGATTGCAGAAAGTTTTGACGGTATCAATTCTACCGGTGGTGATAACATGAACAGTTTGTTAATGCAGACTAAAGCTGCTAACCCTGGTGAAGAAGACAAGATCAAAATTCAAACAAGATATGAAGTTTATTTTGATTGGGACTACGCTGAAGAAGGTCCAAAGCTTACTAAAATTAGCCTTTCACCATCATCAATGTACGCATTCAAAGATTACGTATCAGCTTTGAAAAAAGACCATAGTGAGCGTACATCAGATGTTATTACAAAAATCTCGGTCAAGCGTGTTCAAAACAAGCAGAACCAACGCTACTCTCTTGCAGAATTTGAGATGGTAGGTAAAGCATAATGAGTATTGATGTACTAATTATGAATGCCATGCATAAAAAGGCCGCAGCTAAAGGAGTAGACCTCAATGACCTTGAGGCCTTCGCTATCTTTAATGAAAATGTAGCCCGAGTAACTAAAACTTGTGAGCATATGGTATCCCAGGTTGTTGAAGCGTATAAATGTCAAGGCTGTAAGACCGCAGGTGAAGTTCAGCAAGTCATACCTGATACTGGGGTTCCTTGCTCATCTTGTGAAGAAAAACGTCGAGCCTTAGAAGCGCTTCAGTCTCAAGGAGTTATCCCAGAGCATACTTTAACTGTTGGGCATAATGGCCATCCAGTAACCACAGAGACAATAGGGGCTGTAGGTAATGCAGCTGGTTCATACTAATGGGAGTAATTCTTATTGAAGGTCCTGATCGGTGTGGTAAAACAACAATGGCCCAGGCATTGGCAGAAGAAACTGGTAGAGAATTTCGATTCCTACCATCACCAACTGTCAGGCCTCTAATATTTTCTGGTGAAATGAATAACCCATTCCTATTCTTCGCCGATGCCCAAAAGTTTTGGGAAGAGAGTAAAGATAAGAACATAGTCTTGGATAGAGATATTCTTTCTATGCTAGCTTATCAAGGGTATCTTCTCAATAATATGGAACCCGCTGATATTATCCATTTGTATACTACCTATGTATATAAGGATAATATGCCCGAGCGGATTATCTATGTTATAAATAAGCCTTTTGCTCCTTATGATGAGAACGACCCATTTGAAAAGCATGGCTATGAAGCTATCCGTCAAGCCTTTGAAAAAGCTGCACACTATCTTACTCAAGGATTTCCTGAGTTGACTATTGAACGTGTTACCTTAACAAAGGGAAAGGCCATTCCAGATGGTCTATATTGATACTAATAACTATATTAAGAGAATCTACCACGGCGGTGGAGACCCTTATGAGCTATTCTTAGCCCTCCTTGAAAAACATCGAGGTAAGAAGATTCAAATGGTTTGTGATACAGCTTCCTCTAGAAACTTCCGTAAAGGAATCTTTGAAGGGTATAAAGCTGGTAGAGGTAGTACCGACGACCCTGTATATTTCTCTATCTATAATAATATCGTGAGCATGGGAAGACACTTTGATAGTGTCAGTGTGATCGAGGTTAAGGGTGGAGAAGCTGATGATTATATAGCATGCCAAGCGAAGAAAGGTGACGTAGTCGTTTCAAATGATAAAGACTTATGGCACTTAACCGGTTATGGTGTGACTGTATATATCAATGGTAATACAAAGGTAGATGAGCAGCTGATTGAGCAAAAGTTCTTTAGCCCCAATCCAGCTCATATCTTACTATATAAAACACTAGTCGGTGACTCTAGTGATAATATCCCTGGTAAGAAGGGGTTTGGTAAAGTAGCCTATCAGAAGCTATCAGCTGATGAGCGGGATATACTAACTAAACTATTATCTGATGAGCAATATGATGAGAGTGACTTATTTACACCTCATGCTATAATGTCTCATAAATTAGCTATGCAATATTATGGCTATTCTATCAATGAGTTAGAAAAAATCAACACCCCGCTTCAAGACTTTCTTGATGCAAATCAAATCTTAATCCTTCAATAAAAGGTACTATAATGCTGGTAACAAGCTCGAATATAAACGAGGCCTTAGCAATCCTTAAAGATAGCCCAGAAGAAATCTGGTCTATCGACCTTGAAACATTCACAAAGCTAGATTGGTTTCACAACTGTACTGAGAAGACTAAACCTCTTAATCGTATTAACTCTGCTATTGCAAGCTTACAGCTCGCTACACGTTCTGGTATTGAAATGTACTTTAACTTCGCTCATAAAGACGGAGACTTAAGTTATGATTACCTTCCTCTAATTCTTGATAACAACAAATCACAAGAATGGATTGCACACAACTTCTCATTTGAGTACACACTACTTAAGCTTCACGGTTATGAACTCAAAGGTAAACTATGGGATACTATGGTTATGGGTACAAACTGGAATGAGAATATGGCTCAGGGCCTTAAGCCTTCTGTTAAACGGTTTTTCCATCATGAGATGCCCTCCTATAAAGAGACTGTCGGTGATGGAAGTATGGCCGATATAACAGGGGCAGAAGGCTATGAATATGGTATGTCAGATGCTACCTGGACACTGAAGCTATTTGATCTATATGCTTCTAAGATTAACTTGGATTACTATGAAACATTTGAAATGGATATTCCAGCTATTGCGAGCAAGCTCTATATTAGCGGTCAGAATGTTGACTTTGAACTTCTTGATACTATTAGAGCAGCTGACATTGCCACTGAGCGTAAACTATTATCAGCCCACCCAGACTTACAAGGTGTTAACCTTAATAGTCCTAAGCAACTTAGTCATCTATTATTCAATGTCTTGAAGCTACCGGTTGTTAAGGTTGGTAAGTCTGGCCAAGCAAGCACTGATAAAGAGACCTTATTTAACTTAGTCTTAGACCATGGGCATGAACACCCTATGTTAGCTGCACTTGGTGAAGCTAAAGCAGTTGAGACTCGAGAGAAGCTTTACTATAAAGCCTATCCAAACTTACGCTATCCTGATGGTCGTATCCACTCTGAGTTAAGACAGACTGGTACAGTTACTGGAAGATTCTCTATGGGTTCTCCTAATCTTCAGCAGATTTCAAAGCGCGGTGAAGGTGTTAAAGTCCGTAAGGTATTTATCCCTAACTATGAAAAAGACGAAGATATTATTGTGTCAGTAGATTGGTCTCAAATTGAGTTACGTATGGCTGGCCACTTGTCACAAGACCCTAAGCTACTCGATGCTTATAATACAGGTAAAGATCTACATACCGTTTCTGGTACGAATATCTTAGGTGTTAGCTACGATGAGATGAAGGCGCTACTCGCAAATGGCGATGCCGCCGCTAAGAAAGCTCGTCAAAAAGGAAAGACACTTAACTTTGCTGCATTGTATGGGGCATCGCCAAAGCGATTAGCTAAGTTTGATCTTCTAAACTGTTATGAAGCTGAAGCTGAAGCTTTCTTGATGGCACATAAGAATGGTTACTCAAAGTACTTCTATGACTACTGGAATGAGCAAGTTCAATTCGCAACGCAGAATCTATACGTAAGAACTATGTTTGGACGTACAAGGCACCTTCCTGAGATGCAGAGCCCAATTAAAGCTATTAGAGCTGAGGCCAAGAATAAAGTTGTTAACTCAATTGTTCAAGGTAGCTGTTCTGAGCTTATGAAACTCTCAATGACTACACTAGACCATGAAGAATTACTCTTTAACTCTGGTATAACTTTTATGGCTCCTATTCATGACGAATTTGTTTTCTCTATGAAGAGTAGTATGGCTGAACTCTATATTCCAAAGATTGTAGAAATCATGGAATATACACCTAAAGGGTTTTCATTACCTTTAGAAGCTGCAGTATCAGTCGGTATTAACTTTGCAGATCAGGTAGAAGTATCTGAAGCTGGAAGTATATCTAATGCAATTGAAAAAGCCTTAAGTGGCTATCAGTCGAAAGGAAACTAAATGTACAAGGTACACACATATTTTGATGAGCTTTATTTAGAAGCTATTAATGGAGTCCTAAATAATGGGACTTCTCAATTTAATGAACGAACTGGTACAAATGTTATAGCGTTTCATGGAATGTTCTTTAAGTGGGATATGGACTTCTATCCTTTACTACACTTGAGAAAAAGTTTTGTAAAGACAGGAGCTGCAGAAGTAGCTTGGATGCTTAGTGGCGAACAGTCTACAGAGTGGATTAGTAAGTACACGGGTATCTGGAAAATGTTTGAAGATGATAATAACCCTGGGACTATTTCTACAGCTTATGGCTATAGATGGCAGCATGCCTTTGGAGTAGATCAAATCGCTAATATCATTGATAAATTGAAAGCTGACCCTTCATCTCGTCAGCAAGTGTTAATGAGCTGGGATGCAAGTAGAGATAATGTTATTCCAGTTAAGAACGTACCTTGTCCTTATACAGCGGTGATTAATATTATCGATGGAAAACTAAATATCCATTTAACCCTAAGATCAAATGATATTATCGTTGGACTACCTTATGACTTTTTAATGTATACGCTACTAGGAAAGTTACTTGCTAACTCACTAGAGGTTCAAGTAGGAGTGCTATCTTATGCTATAGCACACGCTCATATCTATGAGAATCACTATGTTATGTGTAGTCAAATGCTCATAACACCATATAATAAAGCTAATGAGACAGTATCCTTTATGGATACTATTGAAGACGCTCGCTTATATCCAGATCTATTTGTAGCTAGTGTCACTTCTAATGCTATGTTAACTTATAAGCCTAATGACTGGAATCCTAAGCCAGAAGTAGTTCAGTAAATATGTGGGGCGATTTATTTTGGTTAGACTTAGTAGATATTTTTGCTACTCAGTCTCATTGTAAAAAGAAACAAGTAGCGGCTATATTTGTCAAGGATAATCATATAATCGCTACAGGAGTTAATGGCACTATCAAAGGCGATAGCAACTGCTGTGAAGATTCTGAAGGTAAGACTGAGCATTGGCGGGTGATACATGCAGAGATGAATGGCATAGCTAATGCCAGAGATATTAATGATATACAAGGTTCAACCTTGTATATTAACTATTTCCCTTGCGAAAACTGCGCTAAGCATTTAGTCCAATTTGGGGTTCAGAAAATAATCTTTAGAGGATTAGTGAAAGAACCTATGGTATTATTACATTGTAAGAAGTTCATTGACGTTAAGGAGATAACATGCTAGAAGGTAGAAAGATCAACTTGTCTGGTCTAAAGACTACTAAAGAGATTAAAGAGGAAACTTCATTTAAAAGTACTCTTAACTTTAGCACACTAAAAGGTACAGGAATTCCAGCGGCCTATAAAAGTAACCCTTTAGTTAGTGAGTATGAGTTTATTGAACAGTGGCGATTAGCTGACGCTTGGAAAAAAGGTATTCATCTTAAGAGCCCAACTCTAGAACAACGCGAACAGTTCAAGGCTATTGTCATAGTCTTGAAACATAAATTTGGGGTAGAGTTTCCCCAAGGTAAGGATAAGATATGATTGGAATTATGCTAGTTAGTAGTGACTGGTTTTGTGCAGATGATACTGGAGACGTCTCTTGGGGTCCAGCTAAAGATAAGCAGTGGGTAAAAGAGTTCATTACAGGTAAAACAGTTCTTGTGGGGTATAGCACATTTATGACTATCTCTAAGTTCCCAAAGTTGTTAGCTTTAGCTAAGACTTGGTATGTTCCTACGTATGATAGAATCTACGGGTTTAAAAATGTAGCCTCAGTTAATCCGCTGGATGATCTTAGTCCACTAGCTATTGAAGTTAATTTTGGAGGCGTTGAGACATTTAAAAAATATTCTCCAGCTAAACTTATTATCCATCAAGCTATGGCTAAACTTAATTCAGGGTATACGTTTCCGGTTGACTTTTTAAATGGTTATGAGTTAGCTAACAATATAGACTGTGGTAGCTACCTGGAGTATGAGTATGTCAAAAAATAACGGTAAGCCTTCTGAAAAAGAGTATTTAGCCCATCTAAAATGTATTATGGAAGCTAATCATGAGTTTATCTATGGTAGATTCACTGACTCTTCTGATGCTCGTAATCTAGTACAGCCAGCTCCTAGTGATTACTATATTACTTGGAGAAGTCAGCCCTGGCTAGTTGAAGTTAAATCTTCAGTAGACCTTATACGATTTCCATTAAAGAACATATCTGGCTCTCAGCTTGGTTTTGCTATGCGCTATATTAAGGCTGGGTGGAGAAGTATGTTTATCCTCCACCACCTTCCTACACAATCTTGGTACTTTGTACCATTCTCTATAGTTATGGATAAGTTTAAGTCACCAGCTGCATCATGGAAATGGGAAGAGCTGGCTAAGTATAAGTATGAAATAAAATTTGAATTTTGGAGACACTGATGAAAAGTATTTTTGTAGCTGATCTACACTGTGATAAAAAGCGAAAGGTGACCTATGGAAATCCAGAAATTTGGAATAATAAACCTCTTGATATTCTTGCAGGGATTATTAAACAAGAAAAGCCAGATAGACTTACACTACTGGGTGATGTATTTGATACTGCAAATCCTGATAGCCTTAGTTATGGTAGGTTTATTGCTACTATTATTAATGTACCAAATGTATGGATACTTGAAGGTAACCATGACCGTCCTAAGGTTGAGAGAGAGTATGCCTTTGAAAAGCTAGCCACGCTTCCAAACGTTTGTATTGTATCAAAAAATAAACTGGCTCATATGTTTGTACCAGATAAAGTGGCTATTAATGTCTATGGCATTGGCTGGTGCGACACACAAGAGCTCTTTGAAAGTATTCTACAAGATGCTCTAGAGCAGGGTAAAGAGGGAGATATTCTCTGTCTTCACTGTAACTGGGCTGATTGGGGTAATGAAATGGATAACGCAATGCCAGCTGCCTTATTCAATAAGTTTGAAAAGAAGGGTATGCTGATCTTATCTGGGCATGAACATACTTTTCATGATGAACAAGGGTTTATTCACCTTGGTGCTATTATGCCTATGACTATAGCTGAACTTGGTAAGAAGGCTTACTATGTAATTGGCGAAGGTCTTAAAGATATAAATCACGGAGTAGGTACTGATGAATCTACTTGTGATGTTCTTCTTCTACGTGAAGAGCCAGTTATTATAGATGAGTCTAAAGCATACTATATTAAAACAGCCAAAGAAGTATCTATTGATGATATTCAAATGGAGAGTAAAGACCTTAAGATTGATATCTTAGCAGACTTTACAAAAGCAGCCATTGAGGCAGGATTCAGTGAGCAAATGTTAGAAGGGTTTATAAATGATACACAAAATTGACTTATATAATTATAGACAGTTTGGTACTAAGACTGTTGAATTTAATCCACGGCTTCATGTTATACAGGGTAGAAATGGTACAGGGAAGAGTACTATAGTTGAAGCTATTGCTTATGCTTTACAAGGAAGCTCAGTTCAGAAGGGCAAAAGTAACGCATGGATAAGAAACGATGAAACCAATGGTGGGGTTGACCTATATCTTGACGAGTATATTATTAGCCGCCATACTAATAAGCAAACAGTATCTGACCTTGAAGGTAATATTATTGCTCGTGGCCATACTGGTATTAACGAATGGGTAGAGCAGCGGTACGGTCTAGTACCAGAGCTCTTTAAAACATCATTTTATATTGGGCAAAAAGACGTTGATAGCTTTGCAGGGCTCTCTCCTATGGAGCGAACTAAGCGTGTTGAGAAGCTTTTACGTATTGATATTCTTGATACCCTAAAGAAAACAGTAAGCGAGAGTATTAAGTTCAATAAGGCTGAAGTATCTAGTCTTAAGAATAAACTCGATGAAGCTATTTACTCTGAGGATACTATTATTAAGTTAACTGAAGAACTTGATGACTTGAAAATAGTACATGATACACTATCCCAAGACTTGACAGTTTTAGTTGGTCAAGACGCTATATACCAGACTCAACTTGCTCAGTGGAACAAGAAGCAAGTCCTACTTAGTTTGATTCCAGAACACTCTACTTTAGAAGACACTGAAACTAAGATACTTGAAGAAGAGGCTAAGTTAAGAGTATCTATACAAGCTGAAGCTAATAATAAACTTTTTGATGAAAAAGAGATATTATTGAAAAAAACAGCTGGTATAAATGTACTCGAAGAATATTTCAAGTATTCTATACAAGACCTAATGAATCACAAAAGTATACTAAAACATAACAATTTATTGCAATCTGACCTAGATTTAGTAGCTAATGTTATAGCTATGAATCATGGAGATAAGTTAGTTAAAGCAAAAGAATCCTTAACGGCTATGACTAGAGAGCATAAGCAGTTGGTTAATAGTCCAGATACTTGTAGCTCATGTGGCCAAGATATGCCAGATATTAAAAAGACTAGAACTAGAATAGCTATTCTAGCTAAAGATATTGAAGAGCTCCAGGCTAAGGTTACAGAACAGATAGCTCAGCAAGATAAGTTTAATCTATCAGCCCGTGTACAGGAACTACCTCTAGGTAAGGACTTAGATGTAGAAGAGGCTATTAAAGTTGTTACACTAAAACCTTATCTTGATAGGCTAGCTGATATAGCTAGTGTTGAGTACATTGAAGCTGTGGATATTCATAGTCTTGAGACAGAGCTATCTAATTTACGTGAAAGAGTATCTAGATTTAAAAAACTAGAAGAGTACTCTGAAGTAACAGAAGAGCCTATTAAAGTTGACCTTCAAAGTTTTAAAGCTAGACTAGTAGAAGTTAATGACTCTATCCTTATTAAGGGTAAAGCGCTAGAAGCTCAGCTTAGAGCTCAGGCTATTCATGACCAATACTATAAAGATTTCTTAGATAAAGAAACTTTAATAATTGAACAGTCCCGGCTAGTTAAGTTTATTGATGCTTATCGTAAAGAGTTCTCAGATAACATAGTTCCACTATTGACTGATAACGTCAGTAAAATTATGTCTTATTTAACAGAAGGGAAATTTACTCATGTCCAAATTAATAAAGACTATAGTATTGAAAACTATGACCTATATAGCGGTTCTGAAGAAGATTCTGTTAACTTTGCGCTTCGTTTAGCGGTAGCTCAAATATCTAGACTCGGAGACTTCAACACGATGATGCTTGATGAAATAGCCGCTTCATTTGATAGCGTTAAAGAGTCTCTACTCTTAGATATACTTAAGTCAACTGATATGCAGCTTATCTACATATCTCACGGAGACCTAGATTTCTAGGCTCGTGGCTGATTTAGAAATAGTATCTTTATATAGTGCAAAGGTATAGGCATCTTGATGACCTAGCCATTTAACTTTTTCACAATATTCTGAGTAGGCTAGAATAGCTTCATGAGCTGTTGGTTGTACCGTGACCATAGGGTAGATAAAGTAAAAGCCTTGAATACTATTATACGCGTGAGTTACAGACCCAGCTTTAGTTACAGTTATAGTAACACTCTGGTACATACAAGGCTGGCCTTGTACTGTATATGCCCCCTTAGAATCCCAGTGCTGTGTACCCCAGTCTAGTTTCATGCTACCTGCACCAGGTATCATGGCTATAACCTCTTCGTAGCTTATATCTATATAGTCTGATGAGAGCAAATCATCTAAAGTGACATAGCCTCTAAGTGGATTATTCCAAGTAGTCTTATTAGCTGGGACTTCTATAAAGTCTACCTTTAGGTATTTTAGAGCTAGAAATACTAGCTGATCTACAGTCTTTGTCACCCCATCATAGTCATACTTATTTCCTGGTATAAGATCATAAATATTAAAGAACCTTAGCCATGGCCCACTCATTATGCCCATTTCAGATGCAGGTAGTAGTTCAGCCAAACTAACATGACCTTTAACATCACCATCTCTAGTTAAGATATATCTATCATATTTGATCATTTTACAACTAGGTGTTAAGAACGTAGCTTGCACAGCTGGAAATGTGTCTATACCAAATTCTGACCCACAAATACAAGCATAATGTGTAGCATTAGTATGACAGTCAAATATAGTACAGCGAGCTGGAGCAGTACAAGTATCCTTTATTACACCTGTATCTGGGTTACACTCTTCACAAGGTAAAACAAACTTATCCCAGCAAAGGTTTCCTCCAGTACATTCACAAACAGTTATGTCATATGTAGCTACATTTGGGCAAGTAGGAAACCCATATGAGGGGACTTCAACTGTTTCTTTAAACACAGCCTCTAATAGTACTGGGTCTTTAAAATACTCCATAAAGTAAGCCTTACACTGCGCTGGGCCAATAATTCCAGAAAACTCTCTAGACCCAAATTTAGAATCAATTGTTTCACTTAAAGCTTCTAAGTCTATAGGGTTCTTCCAAGTAAAGAAGTCATAAGCATAAGTCTCAACTCTATATAGCCCAGTTACGGAGTCTCTTAAGATAACAGATAGTGATAATCTATTATCAACCATAGTATAGCTCTCTGTATATAGCCTTAGTATAAATCTCCATATATTATTAGAATCTTTTATATACTCTATATTTGAGTTAAATAGGTATCTAGTAGAGCTACCTGTATATGTACAAGGGAAAATAGACATATCATAGGTCTTATAAGGCTTAGCATACTTATAGTTATGCCTTATGGCTCTTTCTACCTCTGGTGGAAGCTTCTCTACGTAGTATGCGGCTGGAAAGTAATATATATTTGAAAAATTATCTGGTATGTCATACACGATAATATTCTTTCCATTGTCTTTAAGGCGGTACAAATGGGCCACATTTTTTACGTCTGTATACTTAAAAACAGATGAAGACAAAAAATCTATTCTACCGGCTTCAAATGATACTGATGTGACTAATTCTTCTTGATATATAGCTAGACAGATATTAAGCCCATCATAGTTCGTTGTATTACAAGAGGTTAAGTAGAATAGAGGTATAATCCTAGTTTTTTCATAGGCATCAGCTGTGAGTTTAACTACTAGACCAGAGATACTCATATCTATGTTAAGCAATAATAGAGGTCTTTGGATATAGTTAAGATCAGAAGGTGTGACAGGATAAATAGAATAGGTTTTGGTAGTTAGCTTCTTAAGCACTGGGTCATATGTATTAAACTCAAAATCTGGTGTAGCTATATGAAGCCTTCCAAGCCCAGAATCAAAACATTGAACCCCATCAAAAAATTGAGCATAGATAAGCTTACACTTTTCTTGCTCTACGATTTCCCAGCCCGAAACATCCATTATAGGTCCTCTTCCAGAATTAACCTACCTTTTAGATAAGTAGTGATCTCTGTACCTTTAGTAGCCTTGATATTAAACTTATACTCTCCAGGGTCTAGAAAGTCTAAAGCTGATGGTGTAAACTCTCCAGTACCAGTTCCAGTAACTACTCCAGCTATAGTTCCACCTACTTTTGAATTCTTATAGTTAAACGCTAGGCTATAGCCGGTTAAGTCAACCGGGGTTCCTGCGATAGTAAATGTAGCTTTTAGAATGTAGGTATCTCCAACAGTTCTTCTATAGGTTTTCTCAGCCAACTTTGGCCTCCATTTGAGTAGATAGTATAACTTCAGTTTCAACTTCCTCTATACTACTACTAAATATAACCTCTGGTAAATCTGCATCAAAGTCATTTTCAGCAACCTCTGTACTAAAGGTCATATCCTCTAGGTTAGCACCTAAATTAGAATAAGGGGTATATACTACACCTATAGAAGTTAATAAGTCAAAGGCTGTACCAGTAGGAGTAGAGCCTGGGTTTGTTGCTGTCGCTACCCCGAGTAGCCATTGTCCCATTGTCATGATAAGGCCTTTGACCATACAGCATCAGCAATTACTCCTGAAGCTGGTAAGCTCATAAGTTTATTATTCTGGGCTGTAGTTAGTCCTGAAGGATTAGTTGGTATATCCATGAGTCTATTATGCTCTTCTAGAGTTAGACCACTACTAGTAACATTTCCACCACTACTTATAGCTAGTCCCGCGGAGTTAGCTGATCTAATAGATACTTGGTTAAGATTAACTCTATCTCCAATATTACTATTAGCCCCAACTAAGTTAACTGCATACTGACCATCTTCAAAAGTAATAGTATAAGGGTCTAGAATCTCTACTACTTTTGCTAGAGTAACACCACCAATAGTTATAGCTGGATTATGGTTAAATATACTAGAGTATATCATGCCTTGGTCACTACTCATAAAATCACCTAGAATAGCTTTAAACGTAGGGATATCCAATTGGAATATTTCGTAAGGAATAGTTTGGAGCTGTAAAAGATCAGCCTTCTCTACATTAATAATTTTATTTCCCCAATCTATAATCATGATGTACTCCCTGTACCATGGAATCTCGCAAGTAAGTACCCATTCTGCTGTCTAAGCGTAGCTACCTGCTGTAAAAGATCACTATTAGCTTCTCTCATAGACTTAACTTCCTCAGCTAAACCCTCACATTGCGCTCTAACACTTTTAAGACCCTCTGATAGAGCTTGAAAGTTCCTCTGATTAAGTTCTTGATATGCGTCTGCCATTTTTAATCCCTATACATCTGGTATCATAGATATATTTAAAGTCAGCCCACTTGTACTACTAATTGTTTCAGAAATTGGCACCGTCTTATAAAGGTTTGGAGAAGTGCTGAAACGAACTCTTCCAGTAACAGGTTGGTCACTTATATATGACCTAGTATCTGATACTTGACCACTAGTATTTGTTAAAGCATTAAAGATAACCACACCAGTTCCTAAAGCCCCTCCAGAAGTTGCTAAATAAACTCTGGCTCCTACTAATACAGCCCCTGTATTAATATCTTTAACTGTGATTAAAGTAGTTACTGGGTTAATTACAAGTGTAGTTGTAGCTGAAGTACCATTCTTAACTGTAATTCCACTACCTCCAATAACATTAATAGTTACTGCCCCACCGGAGTTATTATAGATAGCTGCATTAGTTGTACCTGCAGCTCCATAGCCTGTAAATACATTATTTGTAAAGGTATAAGTTCCTGGGGTTGTAATTATAATTGCATAACCAGTGGCTGTAGATATATGTGTACACCCAGACATTTGCCCTAAATTATCCATACTTATTTGGGAGTTAGTAAAAGTACTATTTGTTATGAGCGCGCCATTCTGTGTAATTGATGGGCAAGTTGTAAAGCTCATTTTATTAAAAGTAGTTACAGCCCTAAGAACTACATCTCCAGCTCCAATTATTGATAGCCCACTAAAGTCATAAGTAGCACTAGTGCTAGATAACGCACTAATTCTCCAGTGGAATTTTGACTTACTAGATACAACAGCATTTTTATGAATAATAGTATCGGTTGCTCCAGCATAATATGTTAATCCAGCCACATTATCTGCAGAGCAATAGAATATATTTCTACTAGTAACGTTATACTGCTGTGGAAACTCAATAGCTGTTTCTCTTAGGTCTAAGTAAAGCGCATCTGTTCCACCATTACCAAATTGAATAGGCTGTAAAACAAGGGCTTGAGAAGCTCCCTGTTGTAGAACACTCATTCTCTCTTTACCTGATGAACATACTTTCCAAATACCTCCAATATCAACTGGTTGAACAGCATTACCTCCAGCTATAGTTGTAGTATCTAATACCCAAAGTGACCCAAACTGCCAAATAGGGGCTATAGTAAATCCAGAAATAGCTACACCAAATGCTAGAATAGATGCTGCATTAAGTGTTCCAGTATTTTGAATAAGTCCACCTGTTGCATTACTATTAATAACAATAGGAAGATGTGACGCACTATCCCAAGCAGTACCAGCGCCATGTACGTGCCATACTTTATAGTCTGTATTTGCTACACTACACATACCAAAAACAAGACCCTTTGTGGTTGCTTTTGTAATTGGGTCAGTAGTTTGAATAACCTTTGGTGTTGAAGTTTTTACGTGTAATAATATATTTTTACCAGCAACACTAGGTTTATTAGCAGTAGCTAAGACTAGTGTAGACCCAGAATATGTACCATCAGTTACAACCCCTGTTAATTGTCCCATAGAGTGAAAGGAGTTAATCCCAACGTCAGTTGCTGCAGCAGCTGTACCATTTCCTAATGGATTACCTGCTAATGTTGACCCAAAATATGTTGTAGTAGTTGCAGCAAAAGCAGTATTTCCATTATATGCTGAAGTACCGTTGATAGGGTCAATGTATATTGATAAGTCCCCTGCACAATAGGAAGGTATTACAGTAGCCCCACCACTAGGGGGATTAATAGCTACTGTAAACGCTATTGCAGCCGAGGCTGAAATATTTGTCATATAGATATTACTAGGAGTAGTTCCAGCTTTTGCCTGAAACCCCCAAGATAACCCATCAGAGTGTGCTGTACCATCAGAACCCATTTCAAGAGTAACAGCCCCCTCAATAATCTCTGGTACAGATACCGCACTAGTAGCGACCATATATAATATCAATGAGTTATCTCTGGTCGTAACAACAGTAGACATAGCTACCCGAGCTGCTGCTGTACTTAGATTACTATTGGCTGCAAATGGCGTAGTCGTATCTATATCCATAATTGATAATAGTCTTACGTCAGCAGTTTCAGAGCTAGAGTATGTGAATGTAGGGGCTGTCTCAGATGCACTAGCAATCTTATACATTATTGCGAGGTTAGATGTGTTTGACTGTGATAGATATTGTGTCCAACCAGAAGCAGACCATGCCTGCGTAGTTCCTGTATCTGCACTACATACTGCCAATAATAAATCATTCTGTTGATATGATGGTAGTGCGCAGGCAATAGTAGTAGCACTTGTACTTGTACCATATTGCCAAGTCCAGTCTCTAATTTTAGGCATCTAGTCTCCAAATTTTATTAAAATTAAGAATCTCCTCCAAAGAGGAGACAATAAGTTTAAAGGTCTGGTGTACGAATTGCGGAGATTGACCCGCCAAGCGCAACAGTATTTTCAAAGGTTTTGATAGGAGTTACGCCACCGTCACGAACACGAGCAAATAATGTACGAGCCCCATTATAGATAGTTGCAAAGGTAATGCTAGTTCCAGATGCAATATTATCAATATAAGAGATAAAGACTTTATTACTTGCAGCAGCTGTTGGTGCACCTGAACATCCAGTAAATGTCATAGTACTGGCTGCAACTGAGAAACCAGTATATGTAACCCGTTGATATACTCCATTATTATCTTGAACACGGATTGTACCGGTTGCTGGAGTATCCGTAGCAGATTGAGTACCAGTCCCTGGAGTTTCAGTTCCAACCTTCAATACGATTGTAGCGGCTCCAGAGGTAATACCAGCATTTAGTTGGAATTGCCCATTCTGTAATGTACCAGCATTATCTGGTCCAACAAGAACACGGTCTTCTGTATTAATAAGACCAGCAACAGTTGTTACACGATAGTCAGGTGAAGAATATTGAGTATTAGTAAGGTCAAATACTTTATCAGCTGCCGCAAGGTCAGTTTTCTCTACCCCAATACCATAAGCACCTGAAAGGGCAGACCCAGTAGAAGTACCAATAAATGGCTGCTTCAACAATGCAGTCCGCTCTACCACTGATACAGTCTTAAGTGTAGCAGCACCAACAGTGATTACAGCAAGTGCAGCTGGTGCAGTACCAGTTAATAACTGAATCCACATTTTAGTACCTGCAGTAGGGCTATTAACTGCTAACATTTGCCCTGTACCAGTTGCCCAAGAAGCTGCACCAAATGCTGGCATAGTACCAGTAGGTGTATTTACTGTAACTTCATGAGTAATGCCTCGGAAAATCTGTGCATCCATACCATATAGTATGCTAGCAGAGCCAAATCTTGTTAAGTACTTTGCCCGCTCATATAGTTGATTGATAGAGTAAACATCTCGGTTCCATTGAGAAAAGTAATACTCATTAATACTATCATTATTAATATCAATTGCCTGATAGCCTTCAACATTTGTAATAGTTGTCCAAGTTGCCACTGTCCCAGAAGCGGTACCATTGTTACCATCAACAGCATTAACAAGTGCGAGTACGTTATTGCCTGAGGCAGTCGCATTGATGTTGAACTCTGCATATGTTTTACCATACTCACGAGTAATACCAAGAATACGTTTATTATCAATATCTACTCCCGCAGTACGAGTCTTAATCATAAAACGATGTGAGATACCTTGAACTAAGTCTCGATTAAGACCAGGTAGTACTTGACCGCTAGGGGTAGCATTCCAAAAAGCATTAGCAACCAGTGTGCCATTTTGGATAAGTTGGATATTAATACCCTCATTTCCATAGTTTACAATACCATCCCAGATATCAGCGCCACTTGTTTGTTTGATTGTGCCGTCATATAGATGCTCTGAAGCAACTTGGTCAATATTGTAGGTACCTAGAAGATTAATAATGTTATCAGTATCCCGCCCTGAAGGTGTTACGTAGGTGATATCAAGAATATCATCACCAGATGCACTAGCATCATCGGCTCTATCTTGTAACCATCTGTGTAGCTCAATAACAGTTGCATACGATGCTCCCGCTACGCCATGGGCTGCCCCAATATATCTGATTGCTCCATTAGATGCAATTGTCCAGTCGGAAGGAGTTAGAGCCATAGTAGTTCCTTTTAATTAGTGAATAATAACTTGCCCGGTTAATTATTTATACCACTAATCTATAGAATACTATAGTTATGGCAGCCTTAACGGTCTAGACTTTTGGCTAGACTCTCAGCTGTTAGTGGATTAATATCATTCAAGTCACTTTTACCAATTTCTTCTATCATGACTTTAGCCATACTATTATCTATGCCCTTATGTTTAGTTAAAGAACTAATAAGGGTTTTAATAAGTGGCTCTACTAGTAAGGGTATAATAGTGCTTAGTAAGTCTTTCCAATACATAGTTATCCTACCTTTCGTTCAAAGTGTGGTCCATCTACAAATGTACTCGCACCAGACTCAATTTTGCCTCTCCAGCTACCACCCCAGCGGTTAACTTCATCAAGGCTTTCCCAGTACTTTCCTAGAGGCCTAGGTGTAGCTACTAGCTTTCCATCTTTAAAGAAGCTAAGATCAGCTGCACACTTGATAAGGTGCATTGAGTCCATAGTCTTACTTTGGCCACCGGCCATATACAGCTTTTGCTGAGCCTCTGTTCTAAGGACTTCACCAAAGGTAACTTCGTAACCTTGTGAAAAGACGTAGGTTAAAAAGATACATAGGTCTCTTGAAAATTTTTGTTGTTCTTCAGACAGCTTCATCTGGCTTCTCCTGTGTAAAATTAAAGTGTTTATCACCTTCTAGTCTAACTGCATAGTAATAACTAAAGGCTATACCTTTTGCTATCTCCTTAGGATAGTACCAGGGCTGAGAGTTAATAATCTTCAGCATATTAGCTAGAAATCTCCTATCAGCTCTTGTCTTATCCTTTTGTGTACCACCTACTGTATACTCAAAGTCATGAGGGCAACATGCATCCCTAACTGATACTAATAATATACTATCTGGTACTAAGTCAATTCTAGCACTATCTGCTCCACAGCCGCACTTATGTGGGCGATCATAGTTATCTGGAAGACTTAGTTCTATTTTCATTTTGACCTAGCATCTTGTACTGTATTATCCTGAATCTCTTTAACTACTATATCAAGCTTACTATCAAGTTTCTCTACTACTTTAGTTATGTTCTTAGCGTCTGTATGATCTTCTACAATAGCGTTACTTAGAGATAAAACAAATAAAGCCCCTCCAACAACAGCGCTTATAAATAAACTAAACTGCCCAGCTAGTAGAGCTATAGTTTGTTTATGGTTCTCTGTAGAGTGTTCTATGGCTGCTCTGTGCATATCTTTTGTCTGTTCAATAGCAATGCTATGTAGTTTGTTTGTATGCTCTGTGGCTATCTTAATAGCCCCTTCACGAGCCCCTTGGATATCTTTATCTTGTACCTGATAAGTATGATGTAGTAACTCTAGAATTTCTTTATCATGCTCTTCTAGGCTATCCACCCTGTTAGATGTATTAGTCATAAGATTAATTAAATATTCAATCTTACTTACTAAGCTCTCAACTATTCTAAGTCGTCTTTCAAAGTCGGCTTCTTGCTCTATGTTCATACTATACACCTTAATCAATATTAATTACCCTTAGTATATTATAGAGCTTTGGCATACCCTACTAGGCATACAGCTACTTAACCCCAAGTATACGATGTAGCTCTAGTATATACTATTGGCTCAGGACTATATACCTTAATAGGTATAGATAGTGGATTAATACTACTACCTTTAGATTTCTGAGCTCTAGTAGATACAGGCCTAGATAGACTCACCGCACTTAGCTTTAAGACGGATGACGAAATAGGCCTAGTTAGGTTTCTAGCTACTCGTACTTGAGCTACTGTTGATGCAACTACTTGAGTAACTCTGATACCTAGCTTAGGAGGTGCTATTACAAGTCCTCTAGCGCCACGCTTTAAGCTGGAGGCTGAAATAGGCTTAGTTAGGTTTCTAGCTACTCGTAATTGAGCTACTGTTGATGCAACTACTTGAGTAACTCTAACACCTAGCTTAGCAGGTGCTATTACAAGTCCTCTAGCACCACGCTTTAAGACTGAAGCTGATACAACCACAATAGATATATCTGCCATGGCTTAGAAAGGTAATAAGATATTCGCAGCAGCTGTACCTATAGAGCTTCTACCAATGTACTGAGATGAAAACTTAGAAATCGCATTACCTGTGTTACAGCGGTACAGACTAATACCATCACTAATAGAAGGGACATTTACCGCGTTATTTCCTGCCCCTGTAAGAGCTGACCCTACACTACTTGCTGTTAAGGTTGCCCCAGTTGCTTGGCCGTGCCTAAAGTTTGTAAAATAGTGTGCGGCAGTAGCATTATTAGTTAGAGCAAACATACCTCTAAATACTGGAGATATAAAGGTAGCGACCGTACCTCCAGTTGTTGAGATTGCTCCCATAGCTACAGTTGCTAGTAGTGTTAATTGGTCCACAGAGATAGCATAGGCATTGTTATCAGACCCACATAACCAAAGAGCTGTACCATCATAATGAGCACTAGTCCCTAGGGTTAAAGATGCAGCCACTGAAACTGCAAAAGATGACACTGCTCCGGAAGCATCTGCTCCCAAGATTCTCCAGGCTTTATAGTTCGCGGCGGCTGCAATATTATTCCCTAAATTAGTTGTTATTACAGCCCCAGTATAATCGCTTACAAAAATACCTGTAAATCTACAGGCTGTAGTAGTATTAAATGTAGAAGTATAAGTTCTAGTAAGACTAAATGCACCTAGATCAATTATAGCCAATGCTGGAGTTGTACTAACTGTCATATAAGCGCCATATAAAAAGTTATCATCTATGCCTAAGGATGCAATTCCTCCAGCTATATCAAGATTCGTTAGAACTTCAGTACTAACTATTAGTCTAGATACCCCTGAAGCTGTACTAATATAGAGCGTGTTTGTCCCATCAAATATTAAATCATTACCTGCAGACGGTAAAGTAGCTACTAATGAGTCAAAACCAGTAATTGTTGAAGCTTTCCGTAATTGACTCCCAGTTACGTAGTAGAGTAAAGTTCCCTTAAGAACCATTCCAGCTGCAACTGCCGTAGCTGGCCCAGAGTTTAAGAGGGTATAAATGAGCCTATTTGCGGCTACTAAGTTAGTATCAGGGTACCCTCCTGGTAGGGTTAGCATAATATGACTAGTTGAGACCCCTCCAGAGTCAACGAAAAAACCAGATGAGTCAATTGGAATACTTACTGTATCAAGAGCATTACCTAGAGAAGGTATAACTTTTAGGCCATATAACCTACCAGCAACATAGGCAGCGTCTATCCCTGTAAGCTTTAAATTACTAATAACTCTCTTAGAGACATTCCAAGTATAACTGAGGTTTGTACCAAAAGCCTGGAGCATACCATTCGCCGGTGCTATAGCTGTTGTGAGCCCTCCTGCAGTATATAAGTTAGGGACTATATCTTTTGGTGGAGGGTACACACCAAAGGCTGTAGAAATAGCAAATCTTTGAGAGGCAAGAACTCCAGTATTACCAAGTCTATCCCTAGGTACAGAGAATACTTGAGGAGCTGCACCATATGTACCTGTAGCAGCAGGAGCATTACCATAGTTAGCACCTAAGGTGACTGCACTTGTCCAACCAAAACAAGGTATGGCTAGGTCTGTAATATCTTCTGTAGCTTCTCGTTCAAATTCAAATACACCTTGCCACATACCTGGCTCTTGTCCAAGTACTGGCATAAACGCAGCATATCTAGCTGAGGCAAAGATATATAAAGTATATGAACTTTGCTGTAGAGGTATTGGGAATGACCTAGTTTTAGGTAAAGACGACTCATTGAGTGCTAGCTTATTAACTGCATCCCAGGACTCACAGCAGCTTACATAGAAATACGCTTTCGGTAAATCATAGCGTAAAATCATATACTTAGTCGTTGGTGTAGTGGCATTATCATTATTCACAGCCGAGTATACTTTAGTTGTTAACATACCTCTTGACCCTGATGTAGCTGAATCAAATAGTGTCCAGCCAAGGGCTATAAGTGCAGTATTGATTCCTGCGATTATACCTTGAGAAGTAACTTCATCTAATACTACTATTTGGCGCGAAGCTGGACCTGTGTTATTTACGGTTACTGACATGATGACTCCTTAAAAATATACTATACATATGGTAGCGTCTACGGCATTACCTGGGTTGACTATATCAACAGTTAAATAGTCTAGCGTTGTTAACGGTACATTTAGATTAACTATTGTAGACTTATATGCGCCTACATTAGCAGAAACTAGAGTAGTTAAAACCGTTAGTCCATTCTTTTTCACATCTATACTAGGAACTCCTGTACTAGGAGCTCCTAGTATAAAATACACTCCTGTAAGAGTGACTAGATCTTCAGGATACCACCTTAAGCTACCTATAGATGACTCTAGAGGTCCTGTGATATTATACTTTACTACCTTACTACTCTTAGGTCCAACAGGACCTGCAGGACCTGTAAGACCTGTAGGACCCTTAGGTCCGGTAAAACCTACAGGTCCAGCTGGACCTATAAGACCTTGAGGGCCACTAGGCCCGGTAAAACCTGCGGGGCCCGCTGGTCCAGCAGGACCAACAAAGCCTGATAAAAGGTCTTCGTCTCCAGGTAGACTTAGTGGTCCCTGTATTATATGCTCTTGTGTCATATCATATAGTGGTGCTAGATCATACATAGTTAAGCTATTTGGGTGAGCCGTTGTTGTGACACTAACTGGATAAATAACTCCTCTATAGTCAATTGTAAAGTTATTCACGCCATTAAGCAAACTCTTAGTGAAAAGTAAGGTCTTATTAGGTTGGATAGTAACTACAGGTATATGTATTATAGGTCTAGTATAGTTAGGAATATTAACTACTCCTGGGACTAAGATACCATTAATTTTAACACTAGCGTTATTCTCAGGGTTATATGTAAAGGCTAGTCTATCTTTACCATTAGTAAAAATTACCTCATCTCCAGTTTCTAAGTCTAGGTCTAGTTCATGGCTTAGATTAATAGTGACTTCTGTTCCAGTAAGGTTATTTGTAAAATAGTTAATATTACTTGGTACTATAGTAGTAATAGTTCTCATACCAGTCCAGGTATCTTGCACTACTAAAGTTCTTTTTGAGAATAGATTTATTTCGTCTACTTCAGGCCATTGGCTAGTTAAGCTAATACCTGTGGGTACATACCCAAAGAGTCTTTCCCATAGATACTTAGAGTCCCAAAAATAAGGATTAAAGAAAAACTTAGTCCGGCTAGTATCATGCCACTCATAACTATCTGTAGTATCTGGTACCCTATGTAAAAACTTACCTAGGGTATTCTTTACATAAATGTAAGTATTTTCATTAAATATAGCGCTATCTATTCTAGGGTCTATATAAGTAGCTATCGTACCAGAGTGTAAATTCTCTAGTATATTATAGCCGTGGTTAAACTTTTTAGTTACTACTAAACTCCCACCTGATACTTTATTGGGTGTAAAATACTTGATAAAAGTATTATTAACATATAGAGCTATATTAGCTGTTGATAGTCCAGCCTCTACCATATGAATAGAATATGGCTTAGTAGGGTCTATAGTATTATATGCGTGGTAATAGTTTATCATTAGGAACCCTTCACAGTTAGTACGCCAGAGTAAGAATAAACACCTTCACGTTCATCTTTATAGGAGGTTACTAGGATATAGAAATTCTTATCTGAAATATAAATAACCTCGCCTTTTGTATAGAACTTGACGCTAGTAAACACTACTGCCCCTTTAAAATACTTATTTTTAAAATTGGAATCAAAGAACTGTATAGCTTCTTGAAGAGACATAGTTATCTTAGAGTCTAGTATAGCCTCTCCTACTGCACCTAATGGCTTATAGTTATTTCTCTCTCCATATAAACCACTATCAAAGAAAGTTAGCCCTGACTCATCTAGTCCTGTTATAGGTAAGAAGCTAAACGTATTAACACCACTTATGGTTGACTCAGTGATAAACTGCTCATAGGTTTTAGTATAGTTAGCTAGTAGGGCATTTGGCTTTATGAAAGTGTTTACATTACCAAATATAGGTTCCATATTATGTATACCTACTAAGTAGGCAAATAAGTCCCTTAAAGTTTTAAACTGCAGATTTAACCCATAGTCTAGAGGGGCATTCTGTAAAGAAAACCTATCTATAGATTCTAAGTCCGATAGAAAGTCATTTCTAAAATTAGTGAAGTTAGTTAGTTCCATAGTTAAGCCTTTGGATATGGGTCAGCTACAGTGAAGTTCATAATAATCTCAGGGACTTTAACTGAAGACCCTAAGGGGAAATTTATGAACTCAACAATGGCTAGATTAGATAATGACATAGTGTTAGTAGTATCAAATATCTCTGCTTTAAAATAGTACTTTAAGTCATCTGTGGTTATAACACCATCTCTTAATAGAGAATTTGAGTTTGTTAGACTTACTACTTGCCTCTGTAGCATTGCCTCATAAGACTTATCATCTATAGTAGGGTCATTTAGATTTATAGAATTTATATCTATAGAGCCAAGCTGGTATATATTTTCTACAGTTGCTTCTAAGGGTTTATACCCTGTAAATACATATAGTCCCATAGTTGAACCCGTGGGATTCTGTGCAGATATAGGTAGTAGCTTTGTAAACATTCCAGAATACTTAGTTACAGCGAAGTTATTATAGGCATTTACTGTAGGGCAATATGGTTGGTTAGGCAATCCAGGGTAAATATACATTTGAACTACTGGACTATAGGTAGGTAATACATTACGAGTAAAGGTGTACTTAGATGCCCCAGCCTCAGATATCCCAGTTACTGGGTTTCCTGCAGAGTCTAGCATATTCTCAGCTAAATAGAGCTCTTCTCCTATTTGAATAGAATGTAGCTGTGTAAGCCTACCGAAGCCAACTGCAAGAGCTACATCAGCAAAGTAATACTTATTCTTATCTTTAAAGTCATACCCTAGGTTTAAAGTCATTACCTCTCCAGAAGCTGAGTAGGTAACAGCCGTTGGAGTATTTGGGTTTGTGGCTAACCCTCCCCCTGATAGGTCTATAGCACTTGGTACTCTAATAGCATCTTCTATTAAAGTTTTCATATTTGATAATTGAATTTTAAAACTAGTTCCAGCTGCATCCCAATAAGCATCTATTCTAGTCTCTACTGAAACTCTATAGGTATCTAGTGCTGGGTCTAGAGCTAGTATATCTGCTTTAACTGTTCCAGTACTAAAAGTAGTTACTAAGGTATTTAGTACCTCTAAGGCAGCTGTATATTTAGCTCCATAAGATATACTATCTACTGATAAGGTTATATCTGTGAACTGAGATATAATAGAACTATAAGAATGGTCCTGATAACTAGCATAAATAGCTAATTTAGCTTCGTATTCAGTAATTTCATTAATAGTCTGAGATACATTAGACACGTTATAAAGCACTTGAACTTTATCTAGAATATAAGTTATTGCATTGAATATTTCATAAATATACATAACTGCTACGTTTCTAATCAAGTACTGTTTAGCGTTAGTCACTGAAGGGTCATATGATGGAGGAGTTCCCCAAGAGCCCAATAATTGTTGAGTAGAAAAGATCTTTTGCTGGCTATTAGATAAGTCTAGCGCGGTTATCCATACAGCTACACCATCAGTTATATTAAAGTCAAAGATAGTGAAATCTGTTGCACTTGTTATGACACTAAGAGGCGTGACTACATTAGTTTGAATTGAAGTATTTAAGGTAGCTAAATCAAAGGAACTAACTATTAGAGTCTTCGCAGAGTTAAATGTATCTAGTAGATATGTTCTATCCCATGTTACAGGCATAGAAGTCACATGAGCAATAGCCAGATCAAATTGGTTTATAACTGTACTATTGGCTGTATTTGCACTAGCTAAAGCTGTGGATACTTTACTAGCTAAACTTGGAAGAGTATAATAGTCGCCAGTCCCATTTATAAGCTTCTTTATCGCCTCAAGTCCAGAAATAACTGTTGCAATACTGGTACTATAGCTTAGCGAAAGATTTCTAGTATTGAATAAATAAGCATCAGCTATACACCAGATATCCCCTAAACAGGCTGTAATGTCTCTTAAAGGTACTCCTCCTGTTACTACACTTGTAGGCTCTACTATAATAGTCTCAGTAATATTAATTTCTTTTGCAAGAAGCCCAAGGTCTTGTAGTCTAGGGATACTTAACATAGGGCGACTAAATGCCTCTAGACATCTGAATGAAATAACCCCATAGTCATTCTGCTGCATCATCTGAGCAGTGGCATTAGCTATGCCTATTGGCTGTAGAGTTACATAGGTTTTACCTGATAAGTATGGAAGTTGCTTAGCCTTTATAAACCCAATATCTTTAACTGTAGCTTCAGTCTTATCATCTAAGTAAGGTAGAAACCTTAGATTCTCTGTTATACAGTTTGAGAGCTGATCTCCTTGTGAGCCTGTACAAAGGTTCTCCGCATATACGAAGCTATTTAATAGTCCTGTCATAATTGTATCCCGAATAAATTAGTATCACTACTACAACTAGCTGTATCTGTTGTAGCTATATTTTGCCCACAATAGGTAATATTTGTAGCGGAGAATATATTAAATGTTTTAACCCCTTGGCTCATTGAAGGAAACCCATAAAATGATTTAACATTATTAAACCTCTCATAACACATTCCAAATGTTTTATTGCAGTATAGATAGGCAGTCAGACTTGTAGTTATACTCATGTCATAGTAGTTTAATAGAACATAAAACTTATTAGCCACTTTATCAATACTAACTACACGGGTATTAAATAAGCCACCTAAGACTATATGAGCTAGATAAATATTATCTATATCTCCAAAAGCTCCTTGTAATGCTGGAGTATAATCTATCGCCCCAGTTAAACAGTCTATTGATATAACTGGGTCTACACCTTTAAATAGATCTCTATTTAAGCCACACATCTTTGAGTAAGCTTGATTCTGACATGATGAGTCTATATCAGGTACAAAGAATTGCTTAGAGTGAAAAGAACTCTTAGACTCTAGACTCATAGATACACTATCAGTTCCCTTGTTAGACATCTTAGCTACATATCCATCTAAGGCTGGTCTAAACGTCTCAGTATTAAGATCATAGAAGCTAACTTTAACTGGAGTATTCATTACTAAGTATATTAGAGACATTCCTAAACTATCAAAGACTGTTTTACTAATCACTAGTGTAGCTGTATCAGTTGTTATACCTCGTTTTATAGATAGTCCAGTAAACTCTAGCCTATCTATAAATATAGCTGTACTATCAAGGTTATGATTAGCTATTTTAAATGAGTTATAAAATTCCAGAGTCACTAGCATTTGAGCGTCCTACATATGTAATTACCTGGCCCGTACCAGTGATTAGCGTATCTAACGTTGGGGTAAAATACTCAGTAAACATTGCACTAGTATCTACTATGCCCATAGCTGTATGCTTAAGTTTAAAAGTTCCATCAGTAAAATGTACATAATGAGGAACTCTCTTATTTTCTAGACTAATAGTCCCTATAGAAGCTATTGTTATGATAAGATCTCCATCAGTTATAAAATCACTAGTTCCATCAGTTGTGAATGATAGCTTTCTATTAGTGATATCATAGTAGCTACCCCCATAAAAAACTTCTTCATGAGTATACCTATAAGTATAGAATGGTGATACTCCACCAGTGACTTTAAATAATTTCATAGATGGAAATACATTAGAAGCTAGGTATAAGTTATTCACGTCTTCCCAGATCATATTTTGGATAAAATTAGCTAGGTCAGATTTTATATTCCCAAAGCTAATAGACCATTGAACAGTTGGCATACTTATTTTAGGCAAATATACTTGGTTATTTACAACAACAGGACTAACACCTGTTGTTACCATATATGATAGACTGTCGTAGAGAAAGTTTTTAATAACAGCCATTACATATACTCCTGAAATACTTTATGAACCCCATCAGCAATCTTTTCTATATTATCCTGGATAGACCTAATAGTCATCTCTGGATGAACTGAAATACCTACTGAGATATTACTATCACCACTTTTAGCCTCTGTGGCTTGCGTTGGTAAACTTGTTACATTCTTGATAGATATTGATGACAATCCATCACCAAGCTTAGCCCCGACTATTGAATTATTTAGTCCAGCCACATAGTCTATTCCTAAAGACCTTACAGCCTCTTTACGTAGTACATACTCACCAGGTTCTAGCATAGCTGGGACTGAGTCTCCTCCACCATACCCTGGTATTGCCCCTCCAGTGTTATATCCTGTTCCAGCTGATGCTGCACGAGCTATAGAATCTCTTGCAGCCGCTATTTGTGTAGCCATTGTAGACATAGCATTTATAGTTGTGCTTGCTAAACTAGCTAGCGTTGTTGTCATATTTGTTAAGTCAGAGCTTCTAGCTTCACCAAAAGTGGTTAATTTAGTTAATGCTTGGTCTAGTGCTACTGAGTTTTGCTGAACTACAGCTGCCGCTTCTACAATTTTCTTTCCTGACTCAGTAGCCGCTGTTTGTACATTAGTTGCTAATGAGTCATATGAGGCTTTAAAGGCGTTCTTAATAGGCTCATCATACTTAGCCCAGACATCCTTAATAGTTGTATCTTGGTCTTTACCCATAGAGTCAACTATTGATCTAAGAGTAGCCCCACCAAGTTCTCTAATAGCCTTAGATGTTGCATCATCTTTGAATGCCTTATCCCAGCCTTCAGAGATAGCTTTAATTGCCCCTGCAAACTTCCAGTCCATTTCAGTTGCAGCTTTATTTATCCCTCCTTCAATAGACTTAACTGCATAAGCTAGATCTGGTAGTTGCTCAGTTAATGCAGCCTTTAATGATCTATTAAACATCTCTAGCATTATTTGGGCATCTATTATAACTTTAGATAGAGTATCATTATACTGTTGCTCAAGAGCTCTAATGTTTTCTTCTTTTTGTAAGTCAAGCTTTTCTATAAGCCTGCCGAACTGATCGTTAATACTAATTATATTCTGGTCATTATTTATAGCCGATTCCCCAAGTTTAAACTCTGCTGTTGATGCTAAGTCAGTAAGAGCATCTTTAAGCCCTTGCTCCATTTGTGCTTTATTAAATGCCTCTTGTCTAGATAGAGCTTCTAAAGCTTGCTGGAACTGTATAGCAGCCTCTTGCATTTGGAACTGATGTTGTAAAGCAGCTGACTCTGCCTGTCTATCCAGGTTAGTAGAGATAGCTTCCATAGCGCGCTGTAAAGAATCACTAATTTGTTCAATATCTCTAGCATAGGCTGTATTGATAGCATCAAGACCTCTTTGATAAGCGGTAGCTATATCATCTAAAGAATACTTAAGCGATAGTCTAGCGTCCTCCATATTCTGAGAGAAAGCTATACCTACCTCAGATATTTGATTCTGATAGCTTACCATCTGAGTCTCTAAATCAAATAAGGCTCCAGCCAAGTTACCTTGAGCTTCAAGTACTACCCCTTGAGATGTAGTTACGTGGATTTCACCACTACCATCCTTAAATAGGGCATTAACAAAGTCTTCTACTGAGTATCCGCTACCTTGCATAATACCTGCAGGGGTAGTTGATTCTCCAGGATTCGCAACTGACTGAGCAATATAGTTAGAGTCTGTTAGAGCTTTAGTTGCATCAAAGCCTGCACCAGCGAAAGTTTTATTCATTGCCTGATTCAATACAGTATCTAATAACTGCCCACTATTATTTTGCATATATTTATCATACATCTCAGTAAACTTAGCACTTGTGGTCCCATCTTCATTAGTTACTGCGCCACCTACACTTTTATAAGCATACTTATAAGCGTCTTTTACTAAAGATTCTTTAGTTTGCTGAAGACCTACTAATTGCTGGATAGCTGTAGTATTAGCACCTAGCTCTGCTTTATGGGCATCTAGAGCTAGAGTATTATCATTCAAGTTATCCGCAACTTTTAAAAAGGCTGCTGGATTAAGGGTAAGATTAACTGGCTTATCCATACTACGGTTAAACATATCTCTAGAGAACTGCATAGCTCTATCAATGCCATCTATCTGTCTAGTAAGGCTTGTATTCAGCTGCGCTACTGTTCTAGAGAAGTCTTTATTAACATCCTCAGTCTTATACTTAGTATTTAGGTTTAGGTCTTGGATAGCATAGTCTCTCTTCTTACCTGCATCATCTTTACTATCTCCTGACCCTTTTAACGCATCAGCTTTTGCCCATCCAGCTTGCATCCTTATCATAGTCTGTTGGAAGTCATATTGTCTTTGAGCTGCTGCTTGTGACTGAGCAAAACCTATTCCCATTTCTTGGCGCTGGAAGTCTATCCTAGCGCTAAAGTCCCTTATATTTCTAGAATAGTTTGTCATCAACTGAGTCTTTTGGAACTCTTGACTTCTATTGAATGCTGCTATTCCTAACTCATACTGCCTATGATTCTCTTTTAGAGCATAGCCTTTTTCAGACTGATTTTCAGAAATATTCTTACCACCAATTTGCATTTCTTTGATTGAGGCATATTTAGCATCAAGCTGATAAATTTCAAAATTCTTACTAGTCTCCATCTTCTTTTTAGCTAGCGGGTCAACTATAGATTCTTTCTGCTTAGTTGACATAGCCAGAATATTTTCGAAGCTTAGTCCTTTAAGAGCATCAATATCAACATTTCTATTAATACCATTATTCTCTAAGGCATCTTTTCTAGCATTAAACTGCTTAAGCATAAATGGATCTTGTCCATGCTTATTAATTAAACCTTCAAGAGTAGAAGGCATATCTGCAATAGCTGCTGCAATTGGCTCAGCTGCTAGCATAGCATTAAACTCTTTAGCTCCAGCTTGATTTCCTCCGGCTTGTAAAGCTCCAAGAGTATTAAACTTAATATTTTTATTAAGTAGGCTAATAACACTCTTAGACTCAAGGTCTGTTGGGCTAGTTTTCATATACTTTTCATTTAGGCCATTTACTGCCATACTCCCTAGAGTATGTTGTAGCCCAGCTGTATCACCCCAATTGCTATTACCAAGGTTTGAAGCTTCCTTAAGCATGGTATTACCAAACTTTCTTCCTAGGTCTACTGCTTGCTGGCCAACTTGAGATATAGTATCTTTGTAGAAACTTTTAAACGCTTGGTTAATCTCATCTGTCTGATTCACTAACTCAACAACCTGAGCTTTAATCTTATCTATCCCAGTCTCTTCTTCTCTATGTCTTTGGTACTGAGTAGCTGAACCTTTTTCAATACTAGCAAACTCAGCTTGTGTGAACTTATTATCTGCTACTTCAGCTTTTGTTCTAATAGCCCCTTTTGCAGTGTTTCCTTTCAAGTCAGCTACATACTTCATTACCTCATCTGAAGAGTTAAGATTAACATACCCTGTCAATGCTTCAGATCGTCTACTATCAAGTACTGCTTTTTCACGCTTAGTATTTTCATTCGTTAGCTTTGCTTTTTCCTTAATATACTTAGCACCACTCTCAGTTTTAGTTATCTCACCACTAGAGACTTCTCCAGCTAGCTTATCTTGGAGTAGCTTAGTATCCTGTTTAAGAGCTCCAGCAAAATACTTTCTAGTTACCTTATCTAGTTCTTTACCTTGAGCTAGAAGCAACTCAGGTGCTACTGTTGCTAAGTTAGCAAGTGTAGAGCCTATCTTACTCTCTGCAGCTTTAGTAGCATCTCCTACAGTTTTACCTGTAAGGTCTTCTATAGGTGTTGCTGAAGTCTTTTCTAAAGCTTCCATCATAGGTTTAAATGACTTGACTACTATATTCTCTTTAAAGCTTTTTCTAAAGCTTTTAAGCTGGCTCTGTAACTCATCAGCACTTCCTGCATTAGAGAAGTCTGTTACTTGGCCAGTTGCTTTCTCTAGCTGGTCTATTTCAGCCTTAAATGACTCATTAAATTGTAACCCCTGCTTAGTTATATTAGACCTAGTAATAGCCTTATCTGCCTCTGTAGCGTCTTTACCATCTCTTAAAGGGTTATTTTTTGCCTTACCTACAGCGTTCTCGTATTTATATAAGTCACTAAGAGTAGACTTACTTCCCGCTAACCGAGCTCCAGCGTCTTGTAGAATTTCGTTACCTGTTGGCTTGCCCCAGTCTGTCCCAAAGAAATTACCTACTTTATCAACAGCCTTATCAGTACTACCTTTAAGAGCTGACCCACCTAATAAACTTGCACCGATTCCTACACCCCCAGCTGCAACTGCTCCTAAGCCTAGAAGAGGGGCTGCTATAGCCGCAGTAGCTATGCCTATTAAGGTTGGCATCATATCCTGAATAAATGTTCTAACTGGTGTTTTAGACTGACTAGCTTGAACTAAGTTATACCCAGTCTCTAATATACCTAAGGCTCCACCTGCTTTTGCCCCTACTGATAAGCCTTTAAATTTATCTACTGCCCCACCAAAGAACCCACCTGAAGCGGTTTTAAACCCTCCACCTTCTATAGGAGGAGAGTAGAGTTTACTCCCTATCTTACCTAGGCCTCCACCTGGGTTATTCTTAGCAAACTTATGTAAGGCATATCCAGCTCCACCTATAGCTAGTCCCCCAATAATTGCTCCGCCTACTCCAGAGTTTCCTCCATTAATCCCATCTTGGGTCTCTTTATAGTAGTCTACTCCTGCTCCAACTTGTAAGTTATTAGTCTTATTTGGAGAATATGTAATAGCTTCAAAGAATCTTCCAACAGAGGATAACTTATCTCCAGCCATAGTATCTAGTGCAATACCCCAAGAGTTAAACATATTTTTAGTTTGATTAGCTAGAGAAGACATTTGAACCTTATTAGCGTCTCCAGCTGCATTAGTCCCCATAATACTTGATCTAAAGTTACTAGCTCTATCAAGTTGCCCCGCTACTGTTAAGTAGGCGGACTTCTCACGAACTTCCATACCAGAGGTTGCTTGCCCAAAGCCATACCCTTCATCACGCATCAGCTTCAAGACACCAAGTACGCCTTCTTCATCAAACTTTTCACCCATTTGTTTCTTAGTTATACCTACTTGAGCTAGAGACTTAGTGAACTTAGACGACGGGGCTAAAATATCACTATAGACTAATCGCTGGCCTGTCCCAGAAGTTGATGCTGACTTAACCCCCGCATCTTTCATTAGAGATGTAACAGTTACAAGGTCTTCTACAGGTATACCACCTTCAGCAGCAATACTACCTGAATACTGTAATGCCATACCTAGAGAGTTAATATCAAGCTTAGACTTATTGATTGCTGCTGTAAACTCATTAGCATAGCTCTCTGAGGCCTTCATAGGAGCATCCCAAATTGTTAGGGCTGATGTTAATGTTTGTGTAGCCTCATCTAGGCTGGACCCTGTAGCTGTTGCTAGCTTAACAACCCCACCAAGAGACTCTGAAATATCTTGCGCACTAAACCCAGCTTGCCCTAGAACTGTTGCCGCATCAGCAATCTCTCCAGCTGAGAACTTAGTTTGAGTTGATACCTCTTTAATAGTACTTGCCATCTTAGCTACTTCAGGAGTAGTGGACCCTGTAATAGCTTGTAAGTTTTTCATCTTCTCATCAAGATTAACTATAAACTGAGTAGCTCCAACTATTGAACTAGTAGCCCCACCAAGTACTGCATATGAAGCTGCGAAGGCTGTATTTTGTACCATTAAGTCTTTAAAGTTCGCCCATCGCATTTGTGATGACTCTTTGATTCGCTGTACAGACTCTGCTTGTCTACCCATTTCACCCATAGAGTGGTAAGAGTCAAAGTCTTGATTCTTATCAATACCACCTTTTAGAGTATTAAACATATCTTTAGCTTTTGCTGCCCCTTTAGCTCCACCATCAACATTAGCTGCAGTGAAACCTCCATCAGCATTATTCTTAAGAACCTCGCCTATAAACTGGTTAAACTCAGCTCTATTAGTTATTGGCTTAGCCTCAGTTCTAAGAATCTTAGACACCTCAGTTAAGTTATTATTAACAAGCTTCATAGCGTTTGTTAGCCCATCATCTTTGGCTCCAGAATACTTATGCACACCTTCAGCTATATCTGGAGTAGCTACTTTCTTAAAGTCTTGTAACTGCTGTGAGTTAGATGATAGTCCATCAAGAGCGGCTCTACCTAAAGGTGATAGTGTGCTAGTATCACCTTTTCTTAAAGCGTCTGTTACTTCACCATAAGATGAACCTAGCATTAGCTCAGTCATCTTTACTTTCATATCAGAGACATTTTTAACTGTCTTAGGATTAGTAGCTGTTGTCTCAGCCTCTAGAACTCTACTCATCATGTTCTTAGCTTTACGAGGGTCTTTCCACATTTCAGCTAACTCATTCATAGCCGTATTATTCATGTTACTAACAAAGTCTGCATTAGCTGAGTCAGTTCTCTCTTTTATATTAAGAGTCTGCGCTTTACTACTACTAATCTTCTTAAGTATTGCCGCTTGATCTGCCCCTAAAGATGAAGAGTTATTAACTGATAATATAGACTCAATTGAGTCTACCTTAGATAAGCTACCACTATTAGCTACTAACTCTTGGTAAGGTTTCAGCTTACTTACAAAGCCTGAACCATGAGCTTGTTCTAGTTCTAGAAGATTCTTAGGGCTAAGCATTGTTGCAGCGTCAAGTATTGTTCCTCGTTTAAGCTGGTTAGTTAGTTCCCTAAAAGCATTCGCACTCTCAGTCTTTTTAGCTATGGTATCAGTATTAATAGCTTTCAATGCACTAGGAGCTTTTGGCTTAACTCCATTATCTACAGCAACTGCCGCAGGAGTATGGTTATACTCAGGTTCATCTCCTAGACTTAGTACTGACTCTCCTAGGCGAGCCCCAGGAGCCTTACCAACACTACTTTCTAGAATCTTAGCTGCTGACTCTAGGCTAATGCCTTGAGATAGTAGTGCATCTTGAATTTTTTGCTTCTCCTCATCTGTCATACCACCCTCTGCAAAGTGTTTGACTTTACCATTAGCTATTGCTTGCTTAAATCTTTTATAATCGCTATTTGTATGAATCCCTAAACTCTCTGTAGTAGCTCTATCAACTACCATTTCACCTTTCATTAATAGCGCAGGAACTTCATCAACATGGCCTTTACCTGGAATCTTTCCTCCAGTAGCTAAGCGTAAGAATGGTACATGCTTAGCTAGTTCTAGTAGATCAGTTGCTGAGAACTTAACTTTACCTTCTCTAGCTGCTCTTATGAATGGTCTTAGCCTAGGTTCTTCAGAAGGTAGTTCTACTTGTCTACCCTTCATAAGGGCTGAGGTAGCTAGGTTTCTCTTATGATTATTAATAGCTACCTCCCTAGTGCTTTTAGCTACATAGCCTAATGCGCCTGGGTCTAAGTCTATACTATCATAGAACTGCCCACCCAGAGGGCTTGCATTACTAAGTGAGTCTAACATACTAAGTCTAGAAGCTCTCAACTCAGTTGTACCTTGTCCAGCTAATGCTTTAAATGGGTACTGAACTGCTCCAAGACCCTCTCTATGTATACCAAAGTCACGCTCTATGTTAGTTAGGGCTTCTGCTTTTAGTCTTGCCTTAGATAAGTCATCAACTATATCCCCTAACTGGAACTTACGGTCTCCTCCAGTGTTTAAATGAGCAAACGCTATTGTATTAGCCATCTCATTCTCTAAGTACTTTTGGGATACTAAGCTTGCTACTGGGGTGCCTCGTAGCTTACTAACTATATCAAGCTTTGCTGTACGGCCTACTTGACCACTAGTTAGAGACGCTATATCTCCTGATAGTTTATTCATAGCTGAAGAGTATGCTATTGATCTAGCTGTATGTACCTTATTACCATTAGCATCTGTGCCTAGACTATCTAGGTACTTTATATGTAAAGCCTTACCAACTAGGTTAAGTTTATCATTTAGCTTCATACCTCTAAAGTCTCTCAACTTACTTGTCTCTAAAGTTCCAAACTCACCTAAGCGTGATATTAGTTTGTTAGTCTCTGCTCCATCTACTGGTACACTTGCGTAGAACCCATCAACTTTACCGGCTACTTCTGGGTTATTATAAAATTGCTTAACTGAATCATACTTAAGCATATTTTGTAACGCTTGATCGGTAAGCTCAGACTTCTTTCTAAGAATACTATGTTGTGAGGCTTTTAGTGTTGTATACTGCGCGTTCTTAGGGTCTAAGCTAAGAGTATTATACATATTTTCAATCATATTATGAGGGTCAGCTTTTACTTGAGCATTTTTTCTAATATCTACCATCTTTTGAGTTACAGCTGCACCACTAGCTAATGCTGTATGGATAGCTACAGCTCTTTTCTTTTCTCCAACTGTAAGTTGATCTACATCTAACCCAGCAAAATACTCAGTTAAGTACTGTCTAGTCTTTTTATCCTCTGGAGACCCTTTAACCATCATAAGAGTTGACTCAGAAGCTGTCTTCATAATCTTAGACACTTCAAGTCTTCCATCTACTTCATTATATAATCCAAGTTTATTATACTCCGCTAGTTGTTGCTTATTAATCTTAGGGTCAGAAGAAAAGCCTTCTAGAATACTCTTACGAAGTTCTTTACTAATATGAATTCTAGGAGAACTAAGATCAGCCTTACCCTCAACAGTTAAAGCGTTAAACTCATACTGGCCTTCTCTAAGCCCTTTAATTATCTTCTGAAGTCCACCAATAGAGCCAAAATTACTAGAATTACCTATACCAAGTGCAGCTGCAGTATCCATAAGATTCTTATGGTCTTCAATAGTCATTGTACCTTTGGCCATCTTTATCTGTAGTTGATCAAACTCTGATAATTTACTTGAGTTAACTTTATCTAGATTCTTAGCTTTAAGCAGTTTTCCAATATTAACTTGAGATTGAGCACCAAAGAATTTTTCCTTAAGACTTAAGGTTTCAATCTGCATACCGTCAGAGTCGAGGCCTAGGTTAAACATAGCCTGCTCATGAGCTTGTTGCTTCATTTGCTCTAGAGCTTGAACTTTAACTTTACCCTCATGATTTTTAATCATGTCACTAAAAATTCTAGAACTCTCTTGCTGAAGTTTTTCTTGCTGCTCAGCCCTATTGGCTACTGTATCACCTAGGTCAATATCACCCATTAGAGTTTTATTAACAACTTGTGTGAACCCTGCAGAGTTATACACCTTAGCAAATTTCTGGCCTTCTACCATATCATTAAGGTTATCTATTAAACGGCCCTCAAATTTCTTTACAGCTAGTGCTCCAACTGGAGAAGCTACATTACGTTCACTCTCAAATATCTTATTAGCATGGCCTAGTGCTTTACTTGATAATAAGTTTAATAGCTCTGGGTCCATTCTACCATCTATAGAATTTGGATTATCAGAAATTGATCTAGCTAATACTCTAGTAAACTTCTCTTGTACAAGTCCCTTAAGGTTAAGAATTGGGTTAGCTGTATTCTCAGCTAATAAGCCTCTCGACTCTAACCAAGTTCTATTATTTTTATTTGCCATTAGCATTGATACCGCAGACTTATAAACCTCTGGCCTTGAACTTTTCATTAGGTCTAAGAACCCAATACGCTCAGGATACTTTTTATCAAAGAGGGCTTGAGGATTTGTTTCTTTACTTCCAGTTTGTCTAGCATAGGCTATAGCATCATGCTTAGACTCTGTAAAAAATGAGTTAATAGCGTGTAGTGCTTCTAGATGCTTTGTAGTATCTCGCCCAAGGTTTTTACTCGCCTCAGTGATAATAGCCTTTTTACTTACCCCTAGTTCACTACCTAGGTTAACAGTTTGCTTCTGAGCTGCTCTAGCATGTACAGCATACTCTTCTGCACGATTTCTAGCAGTTGCTAGTCTTATGTTTTTAACCTGCTCAGGGGATAAAGTCTGACTTAAAGTATTATTATCACTTAGTGAATACTGAGCTAACTTACTAAACTGGTCTCCAAAGTATGACCCATACTTCTTTAAATCTTTTACTTTGGTATGAGCTAAAAACTTTTCTAGTACTCCCACTGGCATAGTAGCTACTGCAGTTTTAGATAGATCTTCAAGTTGCTTAAGTGCTATAGCCTGAAGTTCTGCTTGAGTATTCTCATACGTAGTCTTTGCAGCTTGAGTTGGCTTATAATAGTTTGTTGTACCTATATGATCTTTCTTAAGTCTATTAGCATTCTGCGCAAGTTTAGCTTTACCTTGTAATAGATTATCAGTAGTAGGTCCAGAGATAATATTGCTATCTCGTGTAAAAGTCTTAACCCCTGACTTAGTAGCCACTTCAATCTTTTCTAAGCCTTTATATAAGCTAAACATCTGAGCTAAAGACTTAGATAGTGTATCCTCATTGCCTTTATCTAGCGCGAAGAGTAGTGCAGTCTTCTTATCATTAGAAAAAGCTGTATTAAGAGCTACTTTAACACCTTCGATTTCTCTCACAGTAGACTGGTATGACATACCACTAAAGTGTTGTTTTGCCTGATTTGAGCCACCTAGGCGGTCTTCTAAAGCTTTAACCTCTTGAAGAACCTGTTGCTCTAAGTTACTATTGTACTGCATGCCCTTTGGCATACTACTACCTCTAACGAACGCTTTCCACTGAGTATCTGCAGATAGCCCTGACTTTTGAGTAAAGTAACGAGTTAAAAACTCATTAACTTCCCAAGATATACTTGTATCTTTAGTTAAGGTACTATATGGTGCTACAGCTGGATTAAGTGGCTTATATCTAGAGTTATTTGGTTTATTTGGAGTTATTGATCTGCCATGATCTGTAGTCTTAGCTATAAGATTATCCATAGCTACTTGCTTATCTAGAGCTAATTGCTCTAGAGCTGCACTTCTCTTTAGCTCATTAGCTTGCTGAACAATATTTGGAGTTCCCCATTGTAGGCTATTCAAGTCTACATTACTCTGTCTACCTATAGGGTTACTTGGCATATTTTTAGTTTTTGACTCTAATGCGTTAGTTAATTGATTATACTGAGTATCTGTAACTTTGCCTTTAAGACTATTAAGTCTTGCTCTAACTTGGGTAGCGTCTTGGGCATTCTTTATTCCCATAATTTGACCTATTAGGTCTCTGGCATTAAACTCCATTACATACTCCCTAAAAATGTGGCTAGACCTTCAAAACTCGCTGGAGGAAGCCTACTGGCTGCTCTGCTATCGTTCGTTTTAACTTCATTACCAAATGCTTTTGCTATTATTAAGAACTTATCATAAAGCGCGCTGTTGGTCATCTCCAATTTGAAGGAAGCGGCTTTTTTCAGTTGGTTTAAAGAGAGGATAAATGAAGCTTTCATATAGTCTTCGGTTCTATAATCATAGAGCCATAGAAATAGACTATCTGAGTTAGCCTCTAATAGTAGGTTTATTGAGCTATATTCTGAGATCTCACGCTCAGTAACTTCTCCGTTGTCTTCGCTAGGCGCAGCTGATTCTGGAAAAAAAAATTCTCAAAGTAGTTAAATACTAACTCTAGGTTAGCGATCATACTATTAGTAGTTAATAGGTTTATATAATCAAATGGCTTACTAGCCTTACCATACATATCACGTTCAGCTAGGCATATGTTTATAACCATATCTGAGATAGTGTCATTAGTGAATAGGTTAAATAGATTTTCATCCGCTAGTAGGTAATTGCTCAGTTCTTTATGAATACCCCAAGTTATAAGTACATCAACAGGTGCGATATTCTCATAAAACTCAAAGTGTAAATATAATTCTTCCATTTGTGGCCCTTTAATAACTTAGGATACTGCTCGAAAAACGTTCGGGCCACAATCCCCCGAGCAGTAACATAAACTATCAAACAATTGGATGCTAGCCGAAGCTAGCGTCATTGTTACGCAACGATATTCTTAGTCAAACGACCTTGAGCATACTGAGCGACAACTGCTTTCTTAACAGCAGTAATACCATACTTACCTGCAGCAATTTCAGAAGCTGTTGGCTGTAGTGGGTCAATTTGGAACGCAAGTGCACCAAAGTTTTGAGTTGAAGCTGCAACTTCTGCAGAACCAGAAATAACACCTTTCCAAATGTCATAGACGAATGGAGTACCATCAAGAGGCATTGTACCAACAACTTGGATTGTAAGCTCTTTAGTGTTATCACTTGAACCAAGTTCAACAGAAATAACTTTAGAAACCATATCACCAATAGCAAATCCGCGTGGAAGTGGGTCAGCAATAGTAATAACATTTACCGCAAGAGAAACAACACTGGTTACAAATACATCTGAAGAGTTAGCTTTAGAGTAGACATAAACAGTATCACCAGCTGTAAAGCCTGTTCCAAGAGTTACTGTCAAAGTTGAACTTGCTGTAGCGGCTACTGCTGTAAGATCAGAAGACTTTGGAGAAGCTAAAATAGCTTTTGCAAGAGCGTCATTATCACCATACATAAGTGCAAGGTTAGAGATTGAATACTCATTGAACGAACCTGCTACTGTTAACTCACGAGAAGTTACAACAGAAGCATACGTACGCTGAGGAAAACCTGATTGAAGTTTAACTTGGTTAGTATTCATTGTAACTTTTGCATCTTGCAAAAGACCAATAGAATGCTCTGGCCCAAGTTCGCCGGCTTTTGTTAGATCAGTACTTACACGAATGTCCAAGTCACCGATAAAAAACTCTGCAGTTTTAGCTGTATTTGCCATGGAAGGTCCTTTTTAGTTTGTTATATCATCGAGTTATATGCAGCTAGTTGTTCTGGACAACCTCAACTTAGATAGCCTAGGAACGTAATTTCTAGCTCTGTGAAGTTATTCTGCAGTGTGCTCGCACCAACTATACTTTGTTTTAGTTCAATGATAGCCATCTTACTATCTAGAGGTGTAATAATACTTGGTGTAGATATTAGTCCAATCGCTTCATATAGTTGGATTGCTGTATACCTAGGATACTTAGCCATAAAGGCTGAAAATACTTTTAGGGTTAATATAGAGTTATAATCTACTGCCCCAGTTAAACCAGAAAATGAAGGTACTAAACTATAGACTATTTTAGTGAACGCTCCAGTATTTGATTGCTCTTTCTGTACAACAACTATCTTACTAGTTGAACTACTAAGGGTTAAGTAAGCTGACTCTAAAGAAGATACAGCTAAAAACTCGAATGCTGGTAGATCTATGTCTAAAGCTAGCTCTACTAGGAAGTCATTAAATAACTTGTAGATACTTGTGTTTGCGTCGATAAGTGTGGCCATCTTATATATCCTCTATTGCGTATAGTTTTGTTGCTCCGTTGTCCATGAGCCTAGATTTAAGCTTATAAGCTCTTCCTAAGTACCTAAGTTTATACTCTTTAGTTGGGTCATATGCTTTTGAAGCTACTGAAAACTCTTGCTGAAATACTGGTACTGGTTGAGAGCCTGTCTCAGAGTTATTTCTTAATGAACAGTTAAACTTCACATAAGTACCTATACTAGGCGCTCCAGCTCCTATAGCGTTTGTTACTTTAGTTACTATAGCAAGTTCAATATAAGTAGTTAGAGGAAGTAGCTCATAAGTATAATGCTGAAAACTTATAGGCTCAATAGCGCTTCTATACACGATAAATGGCTGTAAGCCTATTTTAATTTCGTGCCCTTCTAATTCTAAGTCGCTTTCGTTAGAAATATGCAGTATATAAGCACTCTTTAGGGAGTCCATATTTAAGCTATAAGACGCGTGAGATAAATCTTTAATATAATGCGTCTCTATAGTAAAATCAATACTTTTTAAGAAGTGTGCACGAGTAAGTGATAAGTCCATGTTAGCTCGTTACTGGGTCAGTATCAGGAGATACTACTATGAATATTGATTCAACAGCTACTGTAGGACTCTCTAAATTACTTACAAAGGTTTTAGCTGCAGCTAACATTATATCCACTGTATCAAAACGAGTGAAGGTATTAAAGTTATCACTTATAGTTTTTGGTATGGCTGTACGGATATAGTTCTCTAAGTATACTATAGCCTTCCATACTTTATAGTCATGCTGCTTGAAAGCTTCTAGCTTTTCAAGGTCTGTAAGTCCAGAGTCTTTTATATCAACAAGAATAGGGAAAACTATATTACAGTCTACCTCTACACGGTCTAACACAAAAGACGCTGTAATAACAGCGTCAGGTAGTTCTGCGGATGATAGACCAGATAAGGCCCGAATCTGTTCTGGTGTTATCATCTACAATCCCTAGTTATTTTTTTAAAGTCTTAGCTGCCTCAGTTACCTCGGCTACTACCTCTTCTACTTCTACTAAATCACCACTACCAATTAAGGCACGGATAAGAGAAGTTGGCTTGACAGGGAAGCTCCCTGTCCCATCAATCGCTACATTTTGTTCACGATCATAGTACGCTTTAGTACTGTCTGTGGCTCGAACTCTCATCTGTTACCCTTACGCCGAGATATGGAGTAAGAAGATCGCGTCAGTGAAGATCTTTGAAATATCATCAGAGATAGAGATAACAACGCTATCAAACTGTTGAGTAATGATTTTTTCAGTTTCCTGAATATCCGTTCCAGCTTGAATAACACGCTCAAGAGCATACTGCTTATCAAGAGTAAGGATATAATCATCAGGCAAAGTACTGTCTGTGAACGGCCAGATTGTAACATTTTTCCAGATTCCACGAGTAACCTGAATTTCTTGAGTTACAGGACCTTGGTTCAATGAAGCCATAATAGCTACTGGGTCGATGTTTGGTTTAGCCATAGTAATGACTTTGATCGCTGTATTGATACTCATATAGTATACATCCGGAGAGTAAGGTGCAAAAGATGCAGTCCATTTCAACCAAGCATTATACGTAAGTGCTCCACCAATAGATGCTGAATCAAGCGCACTTGACTGAACAACAGTTGTTCCGTTATAAGCAATACCAACAGCTTTCTTAAATAAGTCAATACGTTGACTCATCATGATACGGTCAATTACCATATTAAGAATATCCATAGTTGCTTCACGTTGAAACTCATATGACATATCAATTTGGATACCGCGCTTATAAAGACTTTTTGCAGTCTCAGACCAGCCGATTTTAACACGAGGAAATGCACCAAACTCTGATGTACGGCCCATTGCATAACGGTCAGTTGCAAGATCATCTGATTTACCAGCAGTTGTATCAATCCAGAAATCTTTGAAAGTACTGTTAGGAATAACACGAGTGGTTCCAACAATTTGATCAACATTATAGTCAGTATTCTTCAAAAGAGCAATACGTGCAACACGAGAGATATACTCAGGAAACAAGATACGTGGAGAAGCCGCTACCTGTAATGGTGCATTTTCAAATTTCTCGTCTGATTTTGCATCAAGGAAATCTTGGATTGTAGAAGCGTAGATACCTTCTGCTGGTTTAGACTTAGTCACAATACCAAAACGCTTTAACTGACGCTCAAATGCATCAAGAGTTTCGCCTTCTTTAGAAGGGTTAACACGCTCAAGTAATTGAGAAAAACTCAACTTCAACTCATTTGCTGTTTTATACATTTCTAAGCCGAGGGCTACTTCACCTGAAGTAGCTACGACCGCATGTCCATACTTATGTTTCATTTTAACTCCTTAGATGAGAAAGAATACTGAGATTTTTGAACCGACGACAGCTGTTGTAGATGTCAAGGCAACACAATTTGTTACAAGCTCAGACTGACCTGCTGCTGGAGTAACCGCTAAAACTACTTTACCATTATTAATGGTTACTGCTTTACCAGCTGAAATAGCGATATCAGTAGTAAGATTATGTACGCCACTAAAATCAACTGAAACAAAACCATCAGATTCTACTGAACGTAAAATACCAAAGAAAGTTGCTTGAGCTGCTGGAGTAAGAATTACTTCTCCTGTTGCATTTAGGGTTACTGGTTTACCGATATCGGCTACTTCAAGTGCTGTACCTGTGTTATTTGGCAACGTAATCACACGTTGTAATGTGTATTGACCATCTAGGCGTAAAATTGGATATGACATTTAGAGCTCCTTATACTTTGTAATTTGCATCAGCGATTGAAAACTCAGCTACTGACTCTTCATCTTGATGTTCTGTTTGTTGGCCAACTGGCAAAGCCTTTGCTTTTTCTAAGTACGTATTAAGATCAGCTACGCAGCCTTCGAAATCACTTGGGGCTTTATAGTCTGTAGCGAATGGAAGTGCTAAAGCTTCAATAACAGTTTGAAACTGTTCAAGAATCTTAGTAGCTTCTTCCTTCGCTGCAGCTGCCATAGTATTAGCTTCATCAGCTGCTACTTTATACTCATTAACCTTAGCGACTTCAGATGCAAATGTTGCATTTTTCTCAACTGTCTCTGCATACTTTTCAGCTAGCACAAGATGGTCATCGACTTTCTTAGCGTATTTCTCTTGTAATTCTTGGAGAGCATCCATTGTATTTCCTTCTTCAAAGTTATCGTACGTGTCTTGTATAATATTGCCAGACTGGACAATCTCTACATCAATAGTTGCATACGCATTCGGGTTAGACTTAAAGAAATCCTCTTTTGAAAAGCCGTCCCCTTTAGCTGTAAACTCCTCCTGAATCTTAGCTGCAGGTACTGCACCAGAGTAAACTAGTGACCCCTCAGACGGTCTAATATTATCTAGTAGGACATAGCACGTGGCATTCTCATAGGTCTTGCCTGGTACATGAGGGCATAGGTTATAATCACTAATAGCATTCCCACAAATAGAGCATTCGTGTACACCGGCTGAGAATCCAATAGATACACTATCAAGGATACCAGTATCAATACGAGAAGTAAGATCTCCATATTCTGGAATCTCCTTTGGAATATAAAACTGGGCAACTACCTGCTCAGCCTCATTAACTTTAGCTTGAAACCACATACCTACAGGGAACTTGCCTGAATTATGATTCATAAGCAATGGAAGGCCTGCTTCATTGATCTTACGAGCTACATCTACTAGAGCTCCAGCTTTAAACATTGTATTATAAGTGGTTGGCTTACGATCAATAAAAATTGCTGGCTTGATGTATGAGCCAGCGCTTGGTACTTTTGCCATTATTTATCCTTTAGTTTTTGGTGTTGTTCTAGTACTTCTAGAGGCTGCTGGTGTACCTGTAGTATCACCTGCACCAGACCCTCCAGTTATACTTCGTCCTAATGGGTCAGAATTAGGAGATATGCTACCGGTATTTACAGATGGCCCGCCAGTTAAAAACTGTGTACCGGATAAAGCTTCAGATGGTAAGTGCTCAATACCAAGGGCCAATGCAGCCTCACTATCATCGATATGCCCAAAAGACTGGAGTTGTAGAATTCTACTCTGTCTAGCTACCATTTGAGGTTCTAGTTCTAACTCTGGTCTTAGGTTAATTGGCTTATGCTTTACTTCTATATAACCGTTCATCCCCATTAGGCGCGCAGACATTGTATATACTTGAGAAAGTAACTTTGCAGAACGGTCTTGAAGGAAACGTGGTGTATTAAGGAAAACCATAGCTTCAACAGAGGCTATATTTTGAGAGCCTCCACTAGCAGTTTTCCCAAGGATTGAAGGTAAAGACTTAAGCGCTGATACCACTTGCCCATTTAGAATCTCCATAATTGGTCTGAAGTCAACTGACCCAGCGTTACTATTCTCTAGAGTATCAATCTCTAGACTATCAAAAATAACTACAGCGTCTTCTGGTTTAAGTCTTTGAAGACCACTAGCAATATCAGACTTCTGCTTTCCTAGCCACTCACCTAGAAGTTGTGGGTCACTCCTAACTTCTATTGGAGCATTCTTACGTAGAATATCTTCCATTACAGTTACCTTAAGTCTCGGATAACCAGTTCGTTTAATGACTCTCTGTATATCAGCGATGACTGCTTGTTTAAATGTAATTGCTTGGATAGCTGGTAATAGTGGTGACTCTCCAACTGGAGCATCAGCCTCGCGGTCTAGAGATTGAAAGAAGAAGGTTGGGATATTCAACTTAGTCTCTCCTCCGCCTTGCTTTGGTTGAAATGGTATATACTTACCTTTTTCACGTCTCCATTTAATATCTTTATTCTTAGCTAGAATAAAGTTAACTGGGAACTTAGCTTCATTAAGTACTACTTCACAACCTACAGCTCCATAGAGGAATAGCTCGCGCATAATCATATCAGATAGCTCTTCAGCGGATACATCATAAGTAGAAATTAGCCAGTTAGCCTTAAGCATTGTTTTGAAATCTCTAGTCTTATCAGCATCATAGACACCTTTCTCATCTCTAAATACAATATCAAGAGGTGTAGAAGCAAAGCGTAATACAGCCCAAAGAGACTGAGCAGCGTCAGGGTCATAGCGGTGCATCTGCTTAATAACATCATTTACGTCCCCTAAGCCGCGTAAGTTTCCAACGTCTTGGTACATACTGAATACTTGAGGTGAGAATACGGAACCCTCTTGTAAACCTGGAACAGTAGCTGCTGGTTTAGAAGGGCTAGAGTTTCCGACCTTACCAAATAGTGTCGCGAAAGGACTTGTTAAAAAGTTCATGATTATCCTTATTGGAATATAGTTGTATCAATAGTAGGCATTGCAAACTTCTTAGAAGAGTTTCCAAATATAGTCTCTGCAAGGGCCATATAACCTGTTGCGTGGAGTAAGTGGTCATCCTTAACCTTAACGTATCTATACTTATGTTCATCTTCTAGATCACGTTGTTTAACCATCCCTTGAAGGTGATTTAGGTATTGCTTATCGTCAATCTTATCGTCAACAACTAGCTTTGGTATTCCCAGTATCGTATCAAAGAGCTGAGTTCTATTCACAGTTACATCAATCTCATTAGCTTTAATGTTATATAGGTCCTTCTGTATGTCAGAATAGTACACTGTATAGGCTGGACAATCAGCAGCTTCACACACTTCTCGTGATAGCTTGGTCTGTGGCAAGGCATCCACACAAAGCCCTGCAATGTGATATGCACGTGTATATTCTACTACCTTAGATATAATTTGTTCCTCAGAGACACTCTCAGCTTTATAGATGAGTGTTTCTCCTCTAAGGTTCTTTTGGCCAATGACTATCCAGCACTTCTTACCAAAGTCAATACCCATAAAGAGGCCATAGCTATGAGCAATACCAAGGGCAGCTTGTTGAAACCTTGATGTATCAAATATAGCCGAGGCATCAACATAGTCCATACCAAGAGAGAAGTTAACAAAGTCAGCATAGCGCGTATATGTATTCATCATCTTGATCAAGCTATAAGGGTCTTGGAATGGCGTGTTAAATGGCGAGACCTGATAGCCTGAGATTGCTCGGCCTGGATACGTAGCTACCCATTCCATCTTAGTATAGTCATGGTAAGTGACCGGTCTACGACAGTTTGGACATAGCGTGTGCACTTGACTAGGCTGTATATACGCCAAGTCGTCGTGAGTAATTAACTCAAGAGGCTTATCAGCGAAGGCCGGATTATCCACAACAACATCATTAAAGAATGACGGTATACCCCAGTGGCCACAGTGCTTACACTTCATCATATAATGTTTTTGATCTGATACATCAAACTCTTTACTTATCCCAAAGTTAGGGATAGTTGGCGTAGAGAACTTTTTGAAGATCTTATACTTGGAGTGTTGGACACGTGACGAATACTTATTGATAATATCAAGATCAGAGAAGTCTAGCTCATCATGAATTAGCATATCTGCCGGAACGGAAATCGCTGATTTAGCTCCTATTGTCCCTTTAATATACATATATGATTTTCCCAGCTTCTTTAGCTCTTTAGAGTCGACTTGACTATCTAGCATTGCGTGGAGTAGTGGTGATTCTTTAAGAATATCGTCGATACGGGTGGTGGAGAAGTCTAGTGCGTTCTTCCGTGTTGGCTGAGTTATAATAGCGGTAAGACCTTGATTACGAGCAAGGAAAGAGACGATTTGTCGGACCATTACTTCCGACAAACCTACTTGTGCGCACTTCTTCACAATTACTTGAGGGTTAGGGTCATCAATGATGGCCTTTTGGAACTCATGGTCTAGAAATGAGTAATGTACACCCTTCAGTTTGGTATATTTAACTACCCAATCTGATGAACTAAGGCTCAGGTCACCGCGGCCATATCTAGCATTAACTTCACTGACAAAATTGTTGAGTACAGCTGTGGTTTTAGTATTACCTCTAGCCACTGTTATGCCTCTACCAATTCGTTCAATTTGGTGATGACGGTGTCTCTTAATTCTGGCGATGCCTCATCTAAGATGGTAAATACCGCTTCCTTAAAGTTTTTGACACTGTCAATGCCATTTAACGTAGCTTCATTCTTGAGAATGAACTCTAAAAACTTCTGTGCAGAGTTTAGAATTTTCAAGTCGTCAGTTGTTTTTTCGCTAGATAGCGCAAGTTCCTGCAACATTGTTTTTAATATCTTATAAGTCTCTACGAATTCTGTTTTTAGAGAGAACTCATCCAGGCTCTTCGTCTCGGAGACGTCAAATAGTTGGTTGAATTCTTCCATGTAATCAGGGTCTACTAGCATGGACGCCATTCCTGGGTCCTTTTTCAGCTTCTGTAAAGCTCTGATGATATTAGCGCTGATGATCTTTTCAGACATGGCCCTGCCTTAAGTCACAAATTTGTCCCGAGGAACTGTGTGTTCTACAGCGTGTGGTGTCAGTGATAACCCCAAATTACTTGTTATAAGTTGTGAATGCCATCGACTTTAATTAAATTACGTTTAAACAATCAAAAAATGATTCAGATTTGAAAACACACATATTAAGTTAATTTCGTATTAAAATATTCTGAAAAAATTTTAAAAATATTTTCAGAGCACGCTACCGTGCATAGTTTTTCGTATGGGCCAGAAAAATATATACTTTAAGCTAGATTTAATGTGAATTTAGTTAAAATATAAGTTCGTATTAGTTATTTGAGCAGAAAATAGTAATAATTGGGCCTTAATTCCACTTCCATTTTGGAAAAAATTCCCGGGTGCGTAGCGGGGCTATAGAGTGTGTGGTGCGTGCGCATGCAGAAAAGACATACCGCCCGTATCCGACTCTAATAAAACAACTGACTTGGAGGTCACAAAATGTACGAAAGAACTGAGCTTGTCATAATAAATGACATAAAAGAGATACTAAACGATATTAGTTTAGAGGAAAAGAGATTAATGTTGCTAGAAATAGTCAAAGAGTGTATAGAAGATGGCGTAATTGTCACTTATAATAACGAAGGAGTTATAAATGTTGCTTAAAGATCAAAAGAAACTAATGAAGATCATATTAAAGGCTTGTCCTCTTATCAGTAGTGGTGAGATGGCTAGACGTATCAATATAGCTAGCTATACAGGGTCTAACTATAAAGCAATGCGAACATTTGAGGTAAAGGTATGAATGATATACAACAATATAGATTCATTAAGAAGATTAGTGAATATAAGAGCTATACAATAGGCGAAATGCTTAATAAACTACATACATGTAGTCTCTATATAAGGCTCACACGATAAGATATAAGGCACTTGGTAATAATAACATAGTATAATATATGTGTTATATTATTCAACAATACGAGATGTTACTTGAAAGAACTTGGAGGTCACTACAATGTTACAGTCAACCCTACTATTTATCGCTTTAGTTGCTGATGTATCAGCTCATAATGAACTATCGACTCAAGAAGTCAAGGAAGTAGCTATTAATGTAGCTAAAGAGGCTGAGTTTAAGCATAATAAAGAGATCATGGAGTTGATAACCATGATTGATAGCACATTACCGCTAACTCATCTTAAGAAGGCTGCTTATAATAGCGACCTTAAACAAGCATTAGCTAATTACTTACTGGAGGTGTAATATGGGACTAAATGAGAGAGTGGTAGCAGCATTAGCTGTTGCTGACCACATAGGAGCAAGACATAGATCAGGAGGCTTAGTTATTCCACCTGAGGACTTAGCTATTATAGCTAAGTATGAGGACCTAGGTATGATTAAGCTTATGGTCAAGAAGCCTAGATTACAAGAAGGTATATACTTTCCAATCATACAGGCTAAAGAGTTAAAAGACTTTAGTATGAGCTTTTATCTTAGACTAGTCCATGGTATATGTGCTAAGCATGGTATAAAGACTAACATAGGAATGAATTCAGTGCGAGAGTATTGTAATAAGCCCTATGAATATGGCTTTATACAACCGGTTATACTACCAGACTCAGAAGTGGGCAATAGAGCTCAGATAGAAGAAGAGTGTACTATACTCAAAGAACTCTTAGATCAGGCTTAGGCCTGCTCTATAGAGTCCTTAGGGACTCAAATTTATATGCTTGGAGGCATAACATGTTATCATTCAAATACAACTACAGAAACCAAGAGTTTCAGATCACAGAGAACAGTTCAGAGTATCTGATTATATCAGACTCTGTTGATATCGACCGTGTGTTTAACTTTCAGACAGCTGACTTAGACTATCCAGCTGATCTACACGATATTCTAGATATGGCCTTAGCCTCATGGGAAGGTGAGCTATTTAACCCTTTCTTCTGGGGTGCAGATGAATATGAGTGGTTAAATAGTATTAGAGGTGTAGATCATATAGTAGTAGAAGCCACTAATATTAAGATATGGTTTAGACATTCTATTAGCAGCTTAGCTGCATACGGCTCATTCATTAACTGTGGATTAGATGATCGTTATAACCTATTAATGAATAATAAAGACTACACGCTTTATATCACTGAACAAGAGACTGAGCGTGATAGTGAACTAAGATACCAAGGAGTAAGATAATGGCAACAGTAGGATTTAGCCCATTGGCAGCAGCTGTACGGCTGCTTAATAAAGAAGGTAAGAATGTTGTAGCGATCACCGGTTCTAAGGTGTTATGCTACTGGGAACAAAAGTATGTTATATGGTCTTATACTGTAGACCCAATGAAAGGCTGTAGTACCTATATGGGTACATATCTACAATGTGGCAACTATGAAGATGCTACAATTGAATTCAATAAACATTGCTTGGAGAGATAAGATGCTAGAATCATTAGAGTTTAAAATAACTAGAGAGAACACCGGTGGTGGCTGTATTGTCTATGCTTTAACAGCTTGTGTATCTAATATAACTATCCTTCTTAATGAAGAGATAGCTCAGCTTGTTGTGTTAGATAATGGTAAGTTAGTTAATCCATTAGGTGATAACTTAACTGAGGAGGAGTATGACCAAGCATGGTCTGCAGATAACTATATAGAGATATGGCACTTTAATAGATTCTATCCAGAAGTACTTGATATAAAGATAGGTGTTATGAAGCTAATTGGCTTTCATGATAGTGAGATTGACGGCTTTATTAGAATTATGGCTGATCTAATTAATACAGACTGGAGAAATTTCTAATGACATTTACAAGACCCGAGTATCACGAAGATGGTACATGTTTACAAGGCTATGTTGGAACTACTTATGCTGAGCTTAAGAAAGCTTTTGGGAAACCTACATATGGGCCTAATGTAGAAGGAGATAAGACAACCTGTGAATGGGTTATCTTATTCAATGATACTACTCCAGTATGTATCTATGACTGGAAAGTAGACGAAACAGACTTTGGGTATAAAGACTGGAATATTGGCGGTAATAGTAAGTTAGCTATTGCCTATGTTAAAGAAGCTATCCGTAATAGCAAGTAAATTAACAATACTGGATGTTGCCTGAAAGAACTTGGAGGTTATTATTATGAGAGTTACAACACACGATGAGTTTGTGGATATATTAGAGACTGAGAATTTAACACCTGAAGAGTGTTATGGAGCATGGTATGTAAATATGTATGATGTACAGGGTTTTGATGAGGTATACTTTATTAAGCTTTCTAATGACATATATAAATTTGTCTTTGAGCATAATAGTCATGAGTCTCAGACTATAGAAGATATGGTTAGATGGATAAGAGAGACTATTATTGTTCCAGCTATAGCTGAAGACTCTATGAATGATACTTGTTTTAGAATACAAAAACGTGTTGGTCAAAGCTGTGGCGGTAATGCCGGTAGGTATTTTAGCGACGATGCTAAATATATGGATATAATTTCTGAGTATATACTGTTAGAGATAGAAGATCTAGAGCCTTTAGTTGAAGACTTAGGTATGTCTTATCTTTATGGCCAGCTTGATATATCCCTTGGTGAGATAGAGACATATTCTTTGGATATAAATCTACTAGCTGATGAGTCTGCATTAGTAGCTGTGCTTAATAAGACGCCTATTCATCTTAGCTATTACTCTGAGATAAAGGAGTATACAAGTATTATCCCTAATCTTATTGTAACAGAAGATAACGCATTCATAATTAGAAAGGGATTCAAGAAGTTATGGGAAGCTCACTCGAGTAGTATGTCATGGAGTTCTATTCAAGAATTTTGTGAGGAACATCATCTTGGTGAGAGCTTTACTAAATGGGTTATAAGAACTTGGCTAGATAATATGAGAGCTAATATATGGCTAAACAAAAGGGGTTGAAGTGAAAAAGAAAATCATCTATGGTATAATTATTGTGTTGGCAGGTAATGCTATGTATATCATTGGCTACTGGGCATCAGTAGCTAATCAATGTAAAGGATATTAAATGTTATCACAAATCACACTAGAGACAGAGAATATACTGGTTAAGATAAGAGAAGACTTAGAGCAGTTACTAGAGCTTGAGCTCTGGGACGGTCCTGAGTTAGAAGGAGCCAACTCTCAACAGGGTTGGCTTAACTGTATATTACATTATAAGTTCCAGCCTGAAGCTGGTGATATAGCCGATCTTAGAAACTTTCATAACTATGTTATGGAAACTCTTAACGATAACTTTGAACAAGGAGACAGACGATGAACCAGCCAATAATAGTAGTCTTTCCAGGACTAATGACAATAGAATGTTTTGAGGGTATATCTATAAAAGATAATACACTCTGGCCTAACCATATAGAGTTAGATATGAACATGGAACCTATCTGTGATTCAATCTTTCTTTGGTATGACCTACTACCCTTTTTATGCAAAAAGTATAATGTGAATGAAGAGGCTCTTAAGTTTTTAATAGCTCGTGAGGGCCTACTAAGTAAATTCGTCTTTGAAGACTAATATCACAGTACCATCTTCGGATGGTATGATGGTGCTAGACACCGAAGGAGATCAATATGGAAAAGAATAAAGAAGCCTATAGAACAGCGTTGATTTATATATCCTCACAAGAATGTTTATCAAATAATGGTGTTGTACAATTTACAACTGATGATATAGTATGTAAGTTTGTATATAATTATTGGTATGATGCTAATGGTGATATGTTATTAGACCTCAAGTATTATGAGAATAATGACTTACTCACTCAAAGATGCTCAGACACTGGCTATGTCATTGGCATCTTCCAAGGCTGGGAGTAATCCCATATCCCATCTGGCAATAGCCAGATGACATTGCCTTAGTCATTCTACAAGCTACTGTCTCCATGGATTCACGGGGAGTACCGCTAACAAAAAAGCTCCAGAGTACTATTTTTGCCCTATCCCAAGATACCCTGAGAGCCATACATGAATATACTCTTAGAGTAATATAAGACTCACTTGTTACCATCAATCTTTAAAGTAATGATTCACATACTTGTGTCATAATATCTCTACGAAAACAAGATGAGTGTCTGAAAAGACTAAA